GCGTATGCTATTGGAGGTGCCTGTTTGAGGAGGACACCGATATGGGTGAATATGACCCACAAGAGCACACTATCTTTATATACTATAAGAATATAGACAACGTTAAAGAGTTATTACAAACAATCATCCACGAATGGACACACTCGCTACAACCCCTTACATCTAAGTGGAAGGAGTACAATGAGGTAGCATATAGCAGAAACCCCTTCGAAAGAGCAGCATATTCATCGGAGAAGCTATATAGTGATATGTGGAGGGACATTAAACCAAAATTAAATAAATAAACATATGGAAGAAGCAATATTAGTATTAGAGAAAGCGGAGGCGGTCCTAATGAAACGCATTCGTGCTATGAAAGATGGTAGCCCCAAATGGGCCGCATCGGCTAGGTTAAATGAGATTAGAGATGCATTGAAGTTGATTAAAGCCCACAATAGAGTGGAGGCGGCATAATCGTATCGGACACCCTTAATAAAAATAAAATCAGCAAAGCATATGAATACACATATAGTAGTAGATACATATACAGATATAGAGAAGATAGAAGCCCTACATAGACAAAGAGAAACTGTAATGGCTGACCCACAATTCCAAAAGTGGTATAAGCAGTATAACGTAGGTAGACTACATACCAATAGAGAGTTAGTACACAATGCTAACAACCTAATGAGCCAATGGAGTGGAGTAGATAGAAACTCTAACCCACTCATTCGAATACTCCGCAGATTGCATGCCATGTAAGTATAGAGTACAACACTCAATCCCCTAAGAGCCCGTAGCCGAAATGCTATGGGCTTTTTTTATGCTCATTCGCATTTACATTTGTAAATTTACATTTGTATATTCGTATATCCACATATGCGATAGACCCCCCTAACTGAATTTCATGTAACCCAACGAATTCGAGCACGTGCAAACCCGGTCGGGTACGCTTAAATACCGAGCCCGGTTTTTTCGCTATGGGAAGCAATTTTGATATAAGTGTTAACACACTAATGCGGCATATAGCTGAAATATATTTAGTTAAGTGATATTTATAATAAAGAATTCCATATGCTTAGACAAGATACATATGTAAGAATATCGGAGGAGTTTGGAACTGCGGTTGGAATGGCAAGAGGTTTGGAACTGTGGGATGCTTCAACTCATAAGATAACGGATGATATGAGATGTAACGAATTGATATACCACACTATTGAGGATGGTTCTTATCAGAAGGTTCGTAGAGAGGTTCTTCGTTTAGAAAGGATAGCTCGTAAGGGAATTAAAGAATTAACTATATATAAGAAAGCAATTAAAGGTGATAGTAGAACTACAACAAAACCAAAGAAGGTACTCCAAAACCGATAACGTATATACGATATCTGCTAAAGAAGGAATACCGCCAGTTACTATCCAAGTCTTAGAAGATGATTTGGAGATAGAAGGTATCCTACCTTTTGATATTAGAGGAGTAATTATTTATTTAAGAAATTACAATAGGTATATAGCATCGGAGGAATTGGTACAAACACTTGCGGAAGTGGTTTCTATAAACCCCCACTACACATATAAGGAACACTCTAAGGTATTAGGTGCTACAATCGGAAGAACAATCCCTATCATACCAATAGATACTCTAAAGATATTAGAGGAAATAGAGAAACAAAAGGGTAAGATTCCTTTTTCAGGAGTTAAGGATGTAGAATGGGAAATCAATGGAGGAGATACTTCAGGACTTATTAAGCAGATTATATGGACACTATCCCCTAATGCTCCTAAACCATTAGATACCTATAAGGTATTTGATTTAAATCTTTCCGCAGATTACTCAATAGATAAGATACCCGTAGAACCATTAGATAAGGATGCAAGAATACCTGAAGATAAACTGGCTAATAATCTAAAGGTAATCAATGATAGGTTAACTCAATTGAATTCCGATTTTCAAACCATTAAGGATATATTCTACTTTGGGAAGATTACACCTACTTCAACAACTAAATATACTACTCTTGCCGCAGCAGATTCGGGAGATGATATATCCGTTCAAGTGGTGAATAAATCTTCTACTTTGGTAGATAAGAAACCCCTCGTATCCACATCCGTTGCCGATGCCGCTCAAAAGAAAGCAGATGATTTGGCACAAAAGGTAGAGCAGGCTCAAACGGATTTACAACAAAAGATTAACCAAACGGAAAATACTATTAAAACCGCACAAGCGGGCGATACCGCAGCTCAATCCGAACTAAGAAGGCAGTTACTCCAAGCACAACAAAATCTAACGAATACAAACGCTTCTCTATTACAAAGATTAAAAGCGAAAGGAATTGATATATAATAGTATATGCTTAAACGATTCGCAGATATATCACTCTATGTAACTCTATTACCATTGCTAATAGGAGTTGCTTTATTGGTGGTTTTATACTTTCTTATACGTTTTCCCATATGGTGGATACAAAGAGCGTTTAAGACGAGGAAAAGATGGTTTAAAGTGTAACTATCAATAGGGATAACAAAAAATTTTCTTTTTTAAAAACGACCGGGCCCCCTACCCCCACCCCCAAAAATAAATTTGTAAATTTCAATAATTATTAGTATATTGTAGGTTATGAATATTACAGTCTTAGATAAATTGGAAAAGGGATGGATATCTTTGGAGTGGAAAACATATCTTCCTAAGACTAGATTATCTAAACAAAACCTTTCAGAATTGGTTGATAAGTTGGATAACTGGAAATCAAATCGTAAGTGTAGGGAAATAATACTGATTAAGTATAAATCTATGCCAGCATATATAACTCTAAAGAGAGAGGATTTTAATTCTATGGGTAAATGGTTGATGAATAGGTTAACTGAATTAGAGATGTACGAAGAATGTGCTAAATTACATTCTATAAAAAATAAGTTATAATATGCAAAATGATTATAAAATACTAACTATTCCGAAATTTTTAGAAAAGGATGAGTGTGATTTGTTGATAAACAATTATAACATTGATTCGGAATTAAGTAATGCGGAAGTATATCACCCTGATAATATTCAAAGAAAAAAAGAAACGAGAAAATCTAAGGTTTCTTTTGTAGAAGATATTGGAATAGTGGGTAATAAAATTTTAGATAAAGTCAAAGAGCATGTTGAGAATATAAAAGGATATGAACCATCTTTGGATACCTTTCAGTTTACAAAATATGAAAAAGGCGATTTCTTTGATTGGCATGCCGATTCAAATGATACGGTATTTAAAGATAGATTTTATACAATAGTCCTGCAATTGAATGATGAATATATGGATGGTGAGTTTCAACTTTTAACAAATAAAGAAATTACATTAGAAAAAGGAGTAGGAAATCTATTTATATTTCCTTCGGAAGTGGTACATAGGGTTAAACCAATAACTTCAGGTATAAGATACTCTTTAGTAAATTGGTTGAAATTAAAACAAATAAAAAATATTAAAAAAACTTTATTATAAAATGGGATTTGATTTAATAGAAATATTAAAAGCTTGGGTAACAGCAGAAAACCCAAATAAAATGCAAAAAGAATTAGCAGAACTTAGGCTGAATATTTGTATGGGATGTGATATGCGTAAGGAAATAATTCATAATAAAAAATGGTCTGCTTTATGTGGTAAGTGTGGATGTCCTCTATCAAAAAAAATATTTACAGACCAATATGGTAGTTGTCCATTGGATAAATGGAATATAGTGGAAGAGCCATATGTAAAATCTCTTACCTTAAAAAGTAAAAAACAAAAAACAACTATTTAGATATGGAAAAAATTACGTTTGAAGATGGGATATTTGTCTATAAGACAAAAATAGATTCATATGATTTTCAAAAATTAGTTTTAAAAGAATGTGAAGATTATCTAATAAATAGTTATGCAAGGAGGGATAATTATTCTTTTTTCGGTGGCGACTTTTTTGATTTAGAAAAAGATTTTATTCCAAATAATTTTATGGAGCAAGCTGTAAAACTTTGTTTAGCGGAATGTGCATCTTTAGCAAAAACGAATAAAATGAATTTTAATATAATCAAATTTGGGTGTTGGATAAATGTTGTTAGAAAGGGAAAACCAAAACAAACTAATTTCAAAAAAAATGAGGAAGTATCCCTACATAATCATGTAGATTTACAAAAAAAAGATGGATTGTTTTATCCAAATTACACATTTGTATATTATTTGCAGATGCCTGATAATTTAGAAAACAATGAGGGTACATTGATTATTGGGGGTAAAGAAGGTAAAAGATATTATATAATGCCGGAAGTATGTGACCTGATTGTTATGGATGGAACATTAGAGCATTCTCCAAATAATTCGCCTAATTCTACTAAAGATAGAATAGTAATAGCCGGTAATGTTGGGTTTGAATATGTAAAAGAAAAAGTAAGTTTAATTTAAAATATTAATATTTATAACAAAAAGAAATAACTGATGAAAGCCGTAATAATTGGAACTGACTTTGTTAAAGATAACAATGGTAACTTAAAAATTGTAGAAACAAATACTAATGTAGATGTGCATAATATAATTGTGCCTGATTTAGATTGGGTATCTTTTAAACAATTTTTAATAGATAACTCTATATCTAAATTACATTTTATTTATACAGATGGTAATTTCATAAATACAGAAAGAGCCACAAGATTCGATACGCATATTCCAAAACTAACTTTAAAAGATAAATTGGAAGAGGTTGCAAACGAAATTGGTGGTACATTTACCGCATATGAAGTTGCAAAAAATTCAATAACAGTTCCATATGTAGAAGATGCAGATGATACTTTAATATTAAGAACATCATATGATACAACAGCTATTATTGATGAAAGTTATGCAAAAGATAAAGTGAATTTTCATAGAGCAGTTTCTAATCAATCTTTTTCAACAAAAATATATTATAACTCATCAACCGATACAAGTCTTAATGTAGATAATTTGATAGAATTACATTTAACAGATGGAGATGCTCCAAACTATATTGTAAAGACTAGATATCCAAATACGGATTATGTACAATATCCAAAATTATATAAAGTAAATTCTTTAGAAGATTTAGCAACATTAAAAGCTTCGTTAACATCTTTAGAGTATTTAGAAGAGTTTCACTCAAATACTGATAATGTGGTTGAAGAAAAAATGGGTGTTATCAGAAGTTTAGATATTATATATGGTTCTACATTAAATTGTTTACATTTGGGTTCATATATAATGACATCACCTATTAAAGCTAATAGTTGGGATACATTATATAATTCTAATGGTTTAATGAATCAGGAAGCAAGACCTTTATGGATTAGTAAATCGCCTAACCAAAGAATGGGTATTTCATACATTTTTGATGATGATACTAAGATATTATACGCAGATGGTTCAATGAAATTTCCGAATCAAGTACTTGAAAATGATGTTTTAAAAACAGTTACATTACCTTGGGTGCCGGCAAATGATATATCGGAAACAGGCGAACCATTGTATATACCAACTGTAAATTCTGGAAGTTTTGCCGAAGATTTAACTACGTTTGGTATAACAGGCACTACAATAGTTAATTTAGTTAGTGAAACTAAGGAATCTTTAATGATAAAAGTAACTCTAGAAAATGGGTTGATTTATGAAGATTTGCCACATAGTGATATGTTAATAGAAGAATATGATACTCTTAGAACAATTTTCTCTCATACAAATGAATTTAGAGTAAATGATTCCATTGTGTTTTATGATTATAATAATAATACATTGGTTAAATCTAAAATAACAAATTTAGAAGTGGTATATGCAAATAGAAAAGTATATGATATAGATGTGGAAGAGAATGATTTGTTTTTACCTTTAGCAGATGAAAATTTAGGATTATCGTTTATCCAACACAATCCATGCTATGGTTGGTGTTGGACGAGCTCATGTGCTTATTATTACTGTAATAGTTGCTCTTTTTGCTATGGCCCAATACCTAAACTATAATATAAATAATTTAATAAAATGAAACCAAAAATCATATCATCAGAAGTAGTATTAACAAGCTCATCTACAAATTCTAGCATAGCAACTATAATGCAAGAAGTTGCATCTATTATATATACGGATGTTACTCAATAAATAATTTAATTTAATTAGTTATGAATCGAGTCGAGCTATATGATACATATGGGTATGAAAACTTTATATCCGATAGTGAACAATTAACTTTTTTAAATTGGATAAAAGAAAATGAGTTTATTTTTCCTGTAAATGAATCAAAATCATCACCATATGGTTCTAGAAAGTATTTGGTTATAAAAGAATTTCATACTAATATATTTGAGTTAGTTAGTTCTATAAAAAATAGAATAATAAATTTAGAAAAAATTAATGAATGGGTTACAGAACCAAATTTTGAAGATGGTATTGGTATAAATAAAGCCGGCGGTAATATCCATCTACATAGTGACCCAAATTTAGAAGGTTATACACACATTAGATATAATGTAATAATATCGTATCCAAACGAAGGCGGTCATTCAATTTATAATGGAAAAATAAACGAGCTTAAAGAAAAAATGGTTTGGAGGTGTGTTGCGGGAAAAGTAATGCATGGTTCTACGCCTGTTATTGGTGATAAACCTAGAATAACTTTAAGTTTGGGGTTTCAAATAAAAAATAAAATTAAAAACGCAAAAAGTTTAATTTAATATGATTATAAATGATAAAGTTGCATTTATTCCAATACCTAAAAATGCTTCTTGGTCTGTAGAGGAATCCTGTATATTTTATGGTTTTGATTTAAAGTTCCCAAATACTTTATGGGAAAATTCGATTAGGTCTAATATCAGAATGAAAAATAAAAGAAATCACATACATTCTAAACTTCATTCTTTAATAGCTAGCTTTGGTTCTGATTTTGAATTTGTTTCAATAATAAGAGATTCTACCGATAGGTTTATATCCGCTTGGAGATTTTTTATAGCTGGTATGTGTGAACTACATCCGGATGAAGAAACTATTTATCATTTAACAAATATAGATAATTCGTTTGTAATTGATTTTATTAAAAAAAACTATTCGGAATATACAAACATTTATTCCTCTCAAGATATTAGAAAATCTTTCTTTGAAAAATTATTAATCGATTTAGGGTTTAAGCAAAAATATTTGACTAATGAGGCGTTCAATGATAGATTTCAAATTCACACATTTGGATTATCATCACAATATCATTGGATTCTAAACGATAGAGTAAAAGTTAAAACATTTGATTTTGATAAATTGTATGAATTTGAATCATATATGTCTAATAAATTTAATGTTGATTTTAAATTAATGCATGTAAATCAAAATTCAATAACTTCTAAAGTAAAGAGAACACCGGAGTTAGTAGAGTTTGTTAATAAGTATATTGATGGTTCTATTAAAAATAACTTATCAATCATATAGTGTATGAAATTATTTACATATGGTGATAGCTGGACAGAAGGAGTTGGTGGGAATATTAGAGAAGAAGATACTACCAATATTCCCGAAGAAAAAACAAAAATAAGACAAAAATATTGTTGGCCAAAATACCTGTCTGAATCGCTTGGTTGTGAGGTTAAAAATAATGGAGTTGGTGGTTTCTCAAATAATGCAATATTTAATACAATTTTTTATCAACTGAAAAATGAAATTATCACCAAAGATGATTTTGTTGTTGTTATGTGGTCATCATCGTTAAGAGACCCCTTACCTTTTTTTCACAATGAAGATGATTTTTTTATATGGGGTAAACGATATAAAAGTAAGGGACATATTTTTAAAAATATATTTGATGGAATAAGTGGAGATAGTGTAAAATATAACAAAGCAGAGAAAAATTTTAGAAATTACTACATAGCTAATTTATTTAATGATGCATACTACGATATAGTGAATCAAAACTATATTCTTCATCTTCAGTTTATGTTCAAAGAGTTAGGAATTAGATATCTTTTTTGTGATGCGTTTGATACTATGATTAGTAAAAATATAGATACATTGATTAATAAAACCAATTTAATAGGTATCAATCGATATTGGGGTTATCAAACCAAAACAATGGCTGACTTACTAATAGATACTAAACAAAATGATGTATGGGAAGATAATGAGTCTTGGTCGGATATTGTGGGTAAACACCCAAATAGTAATGGATATAAATTTATTGCGGATGAATTATTTAGTTTCATAGATAATAATAATTTATTAAATTACGATGCAGTAAAAAAATCACATCTAATATGAACTATACAATAAATAATTTTTTTAATGATGATGAATGTTCTTATTTTCTAAAAAAAGCATTAGAAATAGGAGTACCATTTAATTATAATCCAAATGAAAATTGGGATTGTAGAAGAATTTATGATGAGGAATTGAAGCTAAAAGTATATAAAATATTAGAAAGTAAATATAAAGCGGGGGATTGGAATTTATGGATGGATTTTGAATCTTTAAAAGTAAAAAGTATAAACGTAAGTTTAACTGCATACTATGATGGAAGATATTTAAATTTACATAAAGATTCCAGTAGTTCTTTAACAATTGTTATAACTTTAAATGATGAGTATGAAGATGGAAGATTTGCTATAACAAATAAGGTTAGTAACAACTATCATTTTGAAAATTTAAATAATATAAAACTTATAAAACTTTCTAAAGGAGATGGTATATCTTTTATAGGAAATGAAATTTTTCACGGTGTTTTGCCTGTGACCAAAGGTGAACGATATGCTTTAAATATTTGGTTATCGGAGGAAGAAAATAGATTTATACCTATGAAAAAAGAAAAATCTTTTTTATGAAAATATTAATAATAGCCTTACCAAGAACAGGCTCAACATCTTTGATGTATAGGTTGGCAAATGAAAAAAATTTAAAACCATTCTTTGAACCATTTGATGGAACTAATAGAGTTATTTATAATAATCAAAATAATTCAGTTGTTAAAACGATAATTTCTCACCACCCCAATAATTTAGAATTAGCAAAATCATTTGATGAAGTTATACTTTTAAGTAGAAAAAATTTAAAAGAGTTGATAGAATCTCATTCATATCAAACTTATTTTTCAAAAGTAGAGGGGTATAATTCTAATAATAAATATTGCTATAAACAACCGCCAAAAAATATTATAGATTTATGCACAAGTGATATCTTTAAATGGATTAAAGAAATAGAAACACTATCAAAGATATTAAATATTGAAATTCAATACTATGAAAATTTATTTGATATAAATAGTTATAATCGTTTAAGAATTAAAAATGAAGAATCTAAATTAATTTAAAAATGTTTATTTATTCTATTGGATGTTCAGTTACTTATGGTTATGGGGTAAATAAACAAAATTCATATCCATCATTATTAAAAAGTTATTTTAATTGTGATATTACAAATTCTTCAAAATGTAGCGTTGGCAATGATTGGATATTGCATACTGCGTTAGAAGATTTACTAAAATTAAAATCTAATCCAGATTTAGTAATATTACAATGGTCCGGACCATCTAGAAGAACTCATTGTGATATTGATGGAAGTGAACGTTTAGTTACTCCTTACGATTGGACTGAATTATTTCCAAAATTTGAACCTATGGCTAGTAAACACACTTTACATTATATGTTCTTATTACAAAATTTTTTAGAAAATAATAAAATTAATTATTTCTTTTTTAATTATATGGATTTAGATATTAGCGTAAAAAATTTATCAGTATATTCGGAAATAAATTGGGATAAATCTTTATTAATTAATAAAGAACATATGATAAAAAATAAATATTCAATAGATTCGATTGGGCACCCAAATGTAAAAGGCCATTACTATATAGCAAATGAAATATTGAAAAAAATGGGAATAAATGAATCTGCATATTCTAATATTTTAAATAATTTAATTTAATGAAAATATACATACATCATTATTATAATAAATCTATTTTTTATAAATTAGCGCATAATACTACAAATAGAATCTTTGATATAAAAGATAATAATGAGGGAAGTATATTTTGTAAGTACAATAATACAAAATTAGAATTCATTTTTAAGCAAGAGATGAGTTTTGAAGAAGATGGTATCCATATATTAGATTATTTTGCGGCATTTTCATATGGGAAAAATGACCCAAAAATAGGTGCTATTCTGCCAGATATGCAGTATATGGAAAGAGAAACTCAACAAATTTTAAAAATATTTATAAATTTATTAAAAAATTGTCCAAAAAATCAAAAATGGATAATAACATATTTTAGAACTGAAAAAATATTACAAACTAAAGATGTTAATTACTTTGATGAAAAATGGTTAGAAATAGAATCTTTGATATCTCAATTGAGTCAGCATCATATAATTACAGATAATTTTTTTTTAAACGAATCGATAAAACAGCAGTACCCAAATTTTTATTATGTATTAACAAACACAATATTTCAATGGAATACAAATTGGAATGTTAGATGGTATTATGAGTTTAAGCAAGTATATGATAAATTAAACTTTGATTATGATTTAATGTACAGTATTAAGAATCATAAAATAAACAGAATTAATATTATAAATGAATTAAGTAAATTAAAAAATGATAGGTTGTATTTACAACATACAAATGCTTTACAAAATCAAGCATATGAAAAGTATTCTCCAAAAATAACTCATATAAAAACCAATTCTATATATGGTGAAAAAGATTTTGATGATATTAGTTATATAGCAAATCACCAAGGATATATGGATGTATTTTTTAGAGTTCTTCCAAAATCCAAAATGCAAATATTATGCGAAAGTTGGTCTTGGAGTGATAGAGATTTTACATCACAATATCTTTCAGAAAAAACATTAAGCTTGCTATTAGCTTCGATACCTTTTGTTTCAACGCATAATTATCCGTTAGATATAGTTCAATCTATGTTAGGTGTAAGACCGCATCCTTTTTATAAAGAATCTAAGGAATTTAGAGCAAACTCAAAAATGTTTGCATGTTTTATTAAAGATTTTTTACATAATTTTGATGAAAATTATAGATTATGTAAAGAATGGTCCGATTTGGTACATAACAAACTAATGTATAAAATAGAAAATGAAAATTCATTATTGGATTTGATAATTGATGGAGGTTTGAAAACTGAATTTTTAATTAAAAAATCTTTATTATAATGCAAGTTGTATTTACATATTTACCAATTAGACTTAAACAAACTACTGAAATATATTTAAAATACTCTATTGAAAATTTAAATAGTCAAAACATCATTCCTTTGATATATTCCGATAAAGATTATTTCGAACAGGTGGGTCTAAAATATAAATGGATTAAATTTGAGATAGATGAAAAATATAATCGAAACGCGTTATGGTCATATCCTAAATTAAAAGTATTATCCACAATTGATTTTCCATTTATACATTTAGATAATGATTTATTAGTTGAAGATTTTAGTAAATTAATGAACATCGTAGATGGTGATAAACTGAACTTAGGTTACAAACATCCTTTAAGTGAAACCCAAACAGAGCATTTTACTGAAATATATAAACGTTATTCTAACATCCCTCTAAAATTTAACGAATTAAATAACACGTGTATAGTGGCGACTAATGATTATTTAAACGTTAATAAATCTTATTCTGATGTGTTGAAAATTATAGACAAGAATTATGATTTTTTTATTGAAAGGTACAATGGTGTTCCACCAATTACATTAAATCAACAATACATTAATTTATATTTTAATAATATTAATTATTTATTTGATAGTAACCCATCTTATGATAATTTAGAAAAAAATGGAGTATATCATATGGCTGAAAAAATGTTGAATAGGCATTTATTTAAATCCGGAAAACTGATATGAAAAATATAATTGAAATAGGCTCTAATGATGGAAGCCACACAATTGGTTTTTTAGATAATGCAAACGTTTGGTGTTTTGAACCAAATCCAATATATGCTAATTTATTAAAAAACAAATTTAAAAGATATAAGAATGTTAATATAATAGAAAAAGCGGTTAGTGATTTTAACGGAACTTCCTTTTTTAATTTAGCAAGTGATGGATTATCTTCTTCTTTAAATCAATTAACTCAATTTGCTAATCAAAATAGTAAAATAAAGTATGTAGATAAAATATTGGTAGATGTTATAAGAATGGATGCGTTTTTAAATCAAAATAAAATTAATTATGTAGATTATTTTCATTGCGATGCTCAAGGTGAGGATTTTAAAATTTTAAAATCATTTGGAGAAAAAATATCAATAATAAAAAGAGGCAAGGTAGAAGTATCTTTATTTGAAGATTTATATTTAAATAGTTTTAATTATATAGATGATGTAATAAATTTTTTAAAAGAAAATGATTTCGATATAATCAATTCATCAGAAATACAATTATTTAAAAAGAGTTTAAAAAGATATGATATAGATGTTCAATTTTGTAAAAAAAATATTAAAAGATTCATATGAGTACTGTGCTTTGGACTTTTGGAGATTCTATGACATTTGGTCATGGTTGTAATATAAATTGTAAATCCGATGTTAGTGTGAAGTATTCTTTATATAAGAATAAAGGTGATGATATTTGGCCAAATCATTTAGGTAATTTATTAAATTATGATGTTAAAAATTTTGGAAAAAATGGAGCTTCTAATGACTACATATTCGATAGTATAATTGATAATTTTGATTCCATCCAAAATAATGATATTGTTATAATAAATACAACCTTATATGGAAGAATTGATGTTCCTATTGATGATAACATACATCACATATTATCAGCATATGAAGGTGCTAAAAATATTTTGAACAAAGATTGTATAAATGATAAAGATAAAATAGAAACAATATTAAATTTTCAATATTATTTTTCAAATGATATTTTTTATAAAAACAGACACAAAAAAAGATTTGATTTTATAAAAAAAAGATTATTAAGCGAAACCAAAGTTAAGTTTTGCTACATATGGTCTTTAGAAGATGATGATGAGCTATACGCATCATTTGAAACAATATATAAGCATACGAATGGTTTAATAAAGGATACACACTTTTCATTTAATGGTCATTTAAATTTTGCACATTTTTTATACTCATTAATTGATAATAAAAAAATAATATAATGGCATCTATAATAAGAAATATAGAATACATTAAAACGCATTTCGACAGGCATTCTGATTTCGTTATAAAAAAAATTGAATCGGATAATATATCTCTATCACATAAATCAACAAAATATGTATCGGATATAGTTTATCCAATTGTAAATTATATAGATTTTGTTAATAATGGTAAATATGGTGGCTTAGAGTTATTATCTATTAACGATATAATAGAATTATACAAAGATTGGGTTATTAATAATAAATTAGTTTACACATCAAAAAATTATATAGAAAATAATAATATTTTGTTTGATTATAGAAAAAACAATATAGGATTATATTGGGTTGATTTGAATTGCTATTATAGTTCCGAAATGGTTTTTAGAATGAATAATTGTGGAAGAGTGAATTCATATCAAAATTTTTTAGAGCTTAGAGAATATGATATAGATAATTCTAATTATAGTAGAGTTGTTGTTGTTATATCTAAAGATGGATTTATAAATCAAATTAGAGGTGTTTATAATTTTAAACCTGATATTGTTTATCGTAATTTTATATATGATTTATTTTTAAATTATAAAAATATAAAAGGATTTAAGTTTTTATTTAGTAAAGAAACAGACTTTACACATATGGATTTAACAAAAGAACAATTAAATGAACTAAAAAATAAAAGACCAGAGTTATTTAATCTAATTTAAATTTGTTATTTTAAAATTTTTTACATATATTTGGTATTATGATAATTGTACCAGAAACTCCGATAACAGACGTTAGCTTTACTAAGTGGAATCCTTGCATTAAATTAGAAGTAAAGGATGAAAATTTAGAAGATACCTACCATTACTACATCATACCGCTTATCGATGTATCACAGCAAGAATTAGAAAATAATTTAGAATCAATACCATCATTATGGTCATCCGAGTCTACAGAGTTTGAATCGGAGGAGGGTATTACCCTTTATACTATGCGATTATTCGATGAAGACCTTCCCGAATTAACCACAGAAGAGGAAGTAGAGATACTTTATAAAATTTTAACAAAAAAAGACCTGTATTAATTTGGAAATTTGAAAAAATTTTTGTATATTTGAGGTATCTTTTTATTATTACTTTAAAGCAGACAGTACATAAGCACTAAAAGATTAAAAATAAAACTTAAAAAATAGAATATGAAACAAAAGACAGAAAAAGAACTGAAAGACAATTACGAGAGGTTTATTGCCATTATCAAAAAATATTTTACAGGTGATAGATTGGAGAAACTTCTTCATATGTATTCAGAAGGAGAGTTAGGACCAAATCTTGCAATTGCTCCAGCTAGTGGTAATGCCGGTTATCATAATTGTTATACAGGCGGATACATTGACCATATTTTCAATGTTTGTAAAAACGCACTTAAAGTTAAAGAATTATTTATTCAGTTAGGCGGTAAAGTAGATTTTACAGACGAAGAATTGATATTTGTAGCACTACATCACGACTTAGGTAAGTTAGGTTTAAAAAATAAACCATACTATATACCAAATCCTTCAGATTGGCATATTAAGAATCAAGGTAAAGTATATGCAGCTAATCCTGAATTACATCATATGACTCATACCGATAGAACTATATTTGTTTTACAACAATATAGTATAACCTTTTCAGAAGCAGAATATTTTGGTATGAAACTAACCGATGGATTATACGATGAGGACAATATGAAATATCTAAAGGTGTTTGATATTAGTAAAAGGATGAAGTATAAAATCCCTTACATAATGCATTGGGCAGACCATATCTCTACAGTAATAGAATCTCAAAGTAACGAAATCTAATCTGACTAATTTTCCGATTTGTAACAAAGTTAATGTAATTTTGTCAGTAAATTGTTACAAAATAGGGGTTGGTATAAAAGTTGAACATATAGGGTATATTGTTTAACTTAAAAATTATAAATTATGTTTTATTCAGATTTTGACAAATTCGTTGAGAAATTATTAGTAGCGGATAACAAACCGCTTTGGGAAACACATTCGAGAACATTCGTTCCTTCTAAATTTGCGGTCGATGTAAAAGATGAAAAGGCTCACATAGCTTTATCAGTATTAGGACATGACCCTAAAAACATTGAAATCAATTGTTATGAAGATAAGATTGAAATCAAAGCAAAGAGGGAAACCAAAGATGAAAAAACTCCATTTGATGAGTTAGTAGCTAACATCGATGATAGAATTACATTAGGAAAAGATTTAGATGGTAGAAGCGCCAAAGCAGAATTTAAAAATGGTATTCTTACATTGGTGGTAGATAAAAGAGAAGAATCTAAACCCAAAAAAGTTTCCATAAAAGTTGGTTAATTTGATTTTTTTGTGTATATTTGGAAGGTGGTAAGAAGTGCTTACCACCTTTTTTTATTTAAAAATACTTATTATTATGGTTTACAAAGAAAAAGTAATAAATTTATTAGAGGTTTTAACCGCTAAACTTAGAATTATCGAAAACGTTTCGAATGGTTCTATGCGATTATCTCAAGCGGAGGTTGATAGAGTTATTAAGGATACAAAAGCGGTTACTGAACGTATTTCAGAAATCATTAGTATAGAAAGATAATGAATTGGCTTAAAATTTTAGTGGGTCTATCCGCACTAATTATCGCAGGATGTGCGGCTTACTTCTCCGTAACGGGGTTAGGTGTACTATTTGCCGGAGCTTCACTATCGGTGATGATAATGGCTTCCGCATTAGAACTGGCAAAGTTAGTTGCAGCTACATATTTAAAGCAAAAATGGGATGAAATTAGTGGATTTAACAAATGGTACATAACAATTTCCGTTGGTGTTCTTATGTTAATCACATCTGCCGGTATTTTTGGTTACCTTTCAAACGCTTTTCAACAACAAAACATCGAATTGATGCAGATTGAAAGAGAAATTGCCGTTTTTGATACAAAAATTAAGCAAAATGAGAGTGAAATTGCTCGTTATACCACTCAATTAACCAATCAACAAAACATTCGTAACTCACAAGAGCAAAATATTTCCAAAGTTGTTGAAAGAAATGGCTCAACATCACGTCTTTCTCAAATGGTTCGTAATGCAGATAAAGAAATTACTACAATTTCGGCAAAAATCAACGCTTTAACTGAAGAAAATAACAAAAATTACGAAGAAATCAACAAAATTAAGAACGCAAACATTGATATAGAGAAAGAAGTGGGTGGATTCAGATTTGTTGCTGAAGCATTCGGTGTAGAATTGGCTCAAGTAGTGAAATTTTTCATATTTTTGATAGTTTTGGTGTTTGACCCACTTGCGGTTGCTTTAATTATCGCTTTTAACGGATTGATTTCCGATAAAAAACGTAAACAAAAGGAAACTCTGATAGAAATGATGGAAAATGATGAAAAATTGGGGTTATATGAGGTGTATGGCGATAAAAAAGAAGATATAGTGGAAAATATTTCACAAAATATCGAAGATAGTGGAAAAAAATCAACATTAGAGGAAGAAAACGTAGTTAATGTGGAAAAATCCCAACAAACCACATCAGAAACACCCGATTTAAAATGGGAAGAATACATGCATCCCGAATTTCCTTGGAATAATAAAAAAATGTGGATTAATAATCCAAAAGCAGTTAATTATTGGATTTCAACCAAAGGTGGTTCACGTAGAGAAGCTGATAAGTACGCTAAAGAGGAAAGAGAGAGACTAGAAAATACAAAAACATATTAATTTATTTGGTTTTTTCATATTTTTTGTTTATATTTGATAAAACTAATAAACTTTAAATATGAATTTAGGATACGCTTGTATTAATATGACGATGGGTAAGAAAGTTTCTACAAATCGTACAATGGTTAAAAAAACCTTTCAATCTAAGGGTTTGGATTATGTTTCCGAACTGGCATTAGCTAATGCAAGTGATATTATTAAGATTTTAGAATGGAATCGATTGAATGGTATCAAATTCTTCCGTTTATCTTCCGCAATTATACCTTGGGGTGACCATATTGATTTGACCCAACTCAAAGACTACAAACAAATTAAATCAGAACTCAAAAAAGCAGGTGATTTCGCTAAGTTTTGGGAAATGCGTATAAATTCACACCCTGGCCCATTTTGTGTACTTACTTCACCAAATGAAAATGTTGTAACTAACGCAATTGCAGATTTAGAACTACATGGTAAGATATTTGATATGATGGGATTATCTAAAACCACATACAATAACATTAATATCCATTGTAATGGTGTTTATGGAGATAAAAAGAGTGCGATGGATAGATTTATCACTAATTTCAAAAGACTCTCCAAATCAGTTCAAAATAGGCTTACAATTGAAAACGATGACAAGGCTTCTATGTATTCCGTTAAAGACTTAATGTATATACACGAAAAAACAAACATTCCAATTGTATTTGACTATCATCACCACCAATTTTGTACGGGTGACCTTTCGGAAGAACAAGCATTAAAGTTAGCAGCTACAACTTGGCCTAAAGATATTAGACAAGAAGTTCATTATTCGGAATCAAAAGCATTACACGAAAATAATCCAAAAGAAAAACCACAGGCTCACTCATTATACATTAACAAACTACCAAATACATACGGATTAGATATCGATGTTATGGTAGAAGCTAAAGGTAAAGAGTTAGCCATATTACCCTATTTAAAAAAAAATATAAATGAAAAAGTACGCATTGTTCATAGGCCGTTGGCAGAACTGGCATAAAGGACATGAATGGTTAATCCGCCAGCAAATGGATAAAGGAAAAAATGTATGGGTTGCAATTAGAGATGTTCCAAAAGATGAGAACAACCCCAAATCAGCTCATGAAGTTTTAACTATGTTACAAAACGAAACATTTTTTCAAAACAATTGGGATAAACTATTTGTATCAATTATTCCAGATATCGAAAGTGTAAACTATGGTAGAGGTGTTGGATATGAAGTTATATACCACGAACCACCAACAGAAATTGCAGAAATTAGCGGAACTAAAATTAGAAAAGGAGAAATAGATGCCACAGGTAAAGCGACACATAGCTAAAAGTATTAGTTACAGATTTGTTGGTACACTTACAACGATTGCACTAACATTATCCGCCGGATTACCATTAAAGTGGGCAGGTATGGTTGGAGTTGGTGAATTATTATTTAAACCGATTATTTATTTTTTACATGAAAGAGTTTGGTATCAATATATAAAATACGGATTAAAAAAGCAAAAATAAAATGGAAAATCAAGGTAAAAGACCAGAACAAATTAAATTCTCACAAGATGTATCCTTTTATGCTATTATTGGATTAATAATAACATTGGGAATTATTTTAATAACAAATTAAATATTATGAAATTAATCGTTGATAAAAAACAAACTGGAATGCCAAATCCGGATTTTGTAAAATATCTAAAAAATGTAGTACCTAAATCCGAATTAAGTCAATTAGAAGTTGATGTACTAAGAGACACACTATTTGCAGCACTTAAAGGTATGGGTGGTGTAGGATTATCCGCAAATCAAATCGGTGTAAATAAAAGAGCATGTGTCATTAAATTTAATGATGTCGAACTATTTCTTTTAAACCCTGTTATTACAGAACGTTCTAATGAAGGATTTATATTCTACGAAGGATGTTTATCGATACCAGATACTATTCGTAAACCCGTTAGAACCATACGTTCAACATACGTTGTTGTACAAACTGATAATTTAGGTGAATTAAGATTTGAAATCAACCCAGAAGAAGATAGAAAATTAGAAGGGCAAGTTTCAGAAGATACAATGAAAACAGTTGTAGTTCAACATGAGATTGACCATTTAGATGGGATTACAATTAAAGATAGAGTATATTCAACTACAATAGTTAAAAAACAATCTTATGGTAGAAATGATAAGATTGTTATGAAAGCACCTAATGGTGATTTAGTTGAAGTAAAATACAAAAAAGCAAACGATTATTTTTTAAAAGGATATGAAGTAGTATAATATGGAATATGTAATTTTAATATTAGTCTTTATGTTAATCGCTTTAGTATATGCGGTATATAACCTATTATCTAAAGTAGAAAGATATGAAGATTTTATAGACCAGCAAGAATTAAATAACCAAACATTACTGGAGACTTTGCGTAGAATAGATTCTAAGCAAATGTTTGAGAAGGATGATGAAGTAGGTTCTTTGTTTACGCAAATAAAGGATACCATCACCCAATTCAAACAATTCTAAAAAATGCCTAGAAAAAGAGTACCCAGAGATTATTTCACAAAAGACACAGAAGATGCTATCATCGAATATAATAAAACCGATGACCAACGTATAAAAAATAGATTATACAAAGATAGAATTCAGCATTCATTTGAAAAGCTGGCTGAAATTGTTTACAATAAATGGAAGTTTACATACTTTGATGATGACCCACAAGACGTAATGGCAGAGGTAGTTGCCTTTATGATTGAGAAGATTCATATGTACCAAGAGGGTAAGGGAAAAGCATTCTCTTACTTTACTATTGTTGCCAGAAACTATCTTATTCTAAATAACAATTCAAATTACAAAAGATACAAAGATACCGATGTAATGTCATCTTTGCCTGAAAATTGGGATACTGAAAACAATTGGACAGAAGAAGTTCGTAACGATGAGCATAGAACATTTAATGATAGAATGCTACAATACTGGGATGTTCATTTAGAAAATTTCTTTCAAAAGAAAAGAGATATACAAATAGCCGATGCAGTATTAGAATTATTCAGAAGAGCAAATTATATAGAAAGTTTCAATAAAAAATCACTTTATCTACTTATTAGAGAAATGACAGGCTACCCTACTCATTATATAACTAAAGTTGTCAACAAAATGAAAGAAAAGCAGATGGCACTTTATAATGAGTTTGATAGAGAAGGTGATATAAAAATCTAAAATTATGGTTTCATTAGGCATTTCCGCATTTTATCACGATTCAGCAGTTTGTTTATTTGAAAACGGAAAAGTGATAGCGGCTATTGAAGAAGAAAAATTATCTGGCATAAAACACGATAATTCATTTCCAAAGCAAGCAATTAAGTGGGTATTAGATTATTCTAAAAAAACAATATCCGATATAGATACCATTTGTTGGTATGAGGACCCAATCTTAAAATACGATAGAGTAAAAAACACCGTAGGAAAACGTTGGTGGAAAAATCGTAAAATTTGGAAACAATTTAAAAAAGAATTTGAAGAAACTGAAGGTAATTTAAACGTATATTTGGCCAAAAAATTAAATTTTACAGGCAAAATAGAATATATAAAACACCATCATTCTCATTTAGCTTTTTCATATTACACGTCTCCATTTGATAATTGTGTTGGTATTTCAGTAGATGGTGTTGGTGAGTGGGAGAGTGCATTAGCGGTAATGTGTAAGAATAATACATTTGAAGAAATTGCATCTCTTAAATTTCCAAACTCATTGGGATTGGTTTATTCAACCATAACCGCATATTTAGGATTCAAACCAAACAACGGAGAATATAAAGTAATGGGATTAGCACCATATGGTGACCCAACAAAATATAAGCACGTATTTGATAAGATTTCAAAATTTGATGCTCGTGGTAGTATAGAAATTGAGCAAAAGTATTTTACTTGGCAATATTCAAATACTGATATGTACACATACAAATTAGTAAATCTTATAGGAATAGAACCAAGAGAGCCAGAATCGAAAATAGAGCAACACCATATGGATTTAGCAGCCGCATTACAAAAATGGTATGAGAGTTGTTTTTATTATTTTACAAATAATTGTATGCAACAATCTAATACATCTAACTTAGTATTGGGTGGAGGTTCTGCATACAATGGAACTGCTAATGGTAAAATACAAAAGCATGCACCGGTTGGTAATTTATGGATTCCATTCGCACCATCAGATGCTGGTTCTGCTATTGGAGCATGTTTATATCATTGGCATAATATATTAGGAAACCCAAAAGTAAAAGGTGGAGATAATCAATCTCCGTATTTAGGACCAGAATGGACTAATCAACAACTGACAAATATAATTGTCAAAGAAGAAGTTACACATAAAGCAATGTTTTATGATGAAGTAACGATGTTGTGTAAAGAAGTTGCAAAATTAATAAACGATGGAGCAGTAGTAGGCTGGTTTCAGGGTAGAACCGAATTTGGTGCAAGAGCATTAGGAAATCGTTCTATATTAGCAAATCCACATTTGCCAGATGTTAGAGATAGGATAAATAGAGTTGTTAAAAAGAGAGAACTATTTAGACCATTTGCACCATCGGTTGTAGTAGAAGAATACACAAAATACTTTACATCGGAAGGAGAAGTTCCGTATATGAATCAGGTTGTTAAAGTTACCAATTATAAATCAATTCCATCGGTAACACACGTTGATAAATCCGCTAGAATACACACTGTTACTAAAAAACAAAATAAACTATATCACACTTTGTTAAAAGAATTTAAGAAAGTTAGTGGTACACCAATACTATTAAATACATCCTTTAATTTAAGAGGACATACAATGACTAATGACCCACAAAAAGCCATATGGACATTTCTAAATTCGGATATGGATTATTTGGTATTGGGTAATTATTTGATAAGTAAATAATTATTAGTAGATAAAATACGAATTATGGCATCAGAATTCCAATTGTTTGATGGGAAAAACCTATCATCATTGTTTAAAGATATATACGAAAACCAACAAAACAAAAAGAAAAACATTTCCGATTTGATTGAATCACTTCGTAAATTAATTAAAAATGTTGGTGAAGCAACGGTTATTGCTCCAATTATAAAAGACCTTATAGAGGTATCAGTTAAAAATGATGACCACTTAATTAAACTCGCAACAATTGCACAAAGGTTAGCAGCTGCAGAAGCAAAAGGAATTGGTGAAGATGGTTGGTTAAGTGAAACTGAAAAAGCTCAACTACTACAAGATATGGAGGAAACTATAAATGAAGTAGAAAAAAAGAATGAAGAAAAATTGGATGATATTAAATTAGAATTAGACGAATTAAAATCCAAAATGTAAAATGCCAACAGGAACAAATCTAAATAGTAATGAAGGCGGTACATCATCTGCTATTGAAGCATACTTAGCAGTAGTAACCAAAGTATATCTTAAATCGGATAAAGAATTAGATAAAGAGAAGGATTATATAAAAGTATATAATGATAACAAAAACTTTGATTCTAATGATATTCGCTTTTTAGGTGCTATTGAATTTGCAAGAGAATCTGCTATTATCAATGAAGGATACGCTTTTCCATTTGATAAAAATAATATAACTTACCCAATATTAGGAGAGACTGTTTTAATACTTGAAATTGGTAAAGATTTCTATTGGCTTCCATACTCTAATACACATTATCCAAATTATAGAGAGGATTACAAAACATCTCAAATAGGTAAAGAAAAAGAGATATCAAAAAATACTACTGAATCTAAAAACAAAAATTACCAAGAAACAAAAGCAACTGGAACGCCAAATCAAAAACCAACACAAACTAAATCGGATTCTAAAAAATATAAAGTAAACGAAAAAATTAAATTTTTAAATCCAAAAGAAGGCGATACCATTATAAGTGGTAGAGTTGGTAACACAATTCGTTTTAGTGAGTTTCATTTAACTGAAGATGGTAAAACATCATCTCCATCAATATTCATTCGTAACAAACAAAACCCAGAATTAGATGATAAAAAAATTGGTGAGTTAGTAGAAGAAGATATTAATAAAGATGGTACATCTATATACATTGTATCTAACAAAGTTAAAGTTCCATTTAAAGAGGAAATAAAAAAAGAAAAGAAAGGATTTAAAGAATATCCATCTTCATCTGATTTTAAAGGAGACCAACTATTTGTTAATTCAGATAGAATAGTTTTATCAGCTAAAGCAAAAGAATTTATTATGTTTGGTAAAGGAAACACCGGCATAATAACCGATGGTAATTTTTCTATTGATGCTGAAAAGGAAATATATTTTCATAATAAGAAAAACATAACAATTCATTCCGAAGGTTCTAATCAAATATTCTTAAATTCAGATAACGGTAAAATATATTTGGGAAAGAATAGTGGTGAGGGAGATGCAGGAGCTGCAGTACAAAAAATGGTAATGGGTGGCGAATTGGTTAAAATTATGGGTGAACTGATTGATGCTATAACAAAGCAACAATACTTAACACCAGCCGGACCTTCATCGGTTGGACCTACAAACGTAGCACAATTTACTTCAATTAAATCGAAGTTAAAAACACTACTATCTGCTAAAAACTTTTTAAGTAAATCATAATGTCTTGGAAAACATTCAAATCGACATTATTACCACAAATGCAAAACAACTCTTATCAGAGTATTAGTGATTTTGCAAAAGCATTTACATTTGCATATGATGTAGCTATCAAATCAGGTAAAGACCCAATAAATGGTGTACCATTATTGAAAGGAAACCCCGTTCTGATGCAAGAAGCAATCATTCAATTTTTAGAGCAAACACAAAAAGCAAAAGTACTTACATTTTTAGAAGTAGTTGGACCAGCAGTTATAATATATTGGGTAGGTGGAAAAATGTCACCATTACCACCACCAACAATACCCGCTCCCGGTTCTATAAAAAACATAGCAACTACAATGGGAGTAGTACTAAAGCCAGGAACTTGGACTCCCACAAAAGTTCCACCAAACAATAACCCTGAACAATTTTTAGATGCATTCATACGTTCAGCTAAATTACATTTAATGAGTGTATCGGGAATATATTCAGTATTAGCACAATACCCACCACCATCTCCACCTGCTCCAGGTGTTGTTCAATGGAGTGGATATAAAGTGCCCGATTAAATTAAATTTTCTATTTCAATATTTATTAAAAAAGTATCTATTATGTCAAAATCAGATGTATTATTGGGTCTAATTAAAGAAGTTGTTAAAAATGAGGTTAAACAACAGGTTAAAGAAGAAATCGTTAGACTTGTTAAAAGTGGCGCTATTACATTAAATAGCTCTAAACCAAAAACCACAACACCTTCATTAAAAGAAGCAATCGAAATTGACCCATTTGAAAAAGCAAATCAAGCTTTACAAAATAGTAGAAAGGTTACACCAACACAACCACAAAGAGAGTTTACAAAGAATCCCGTTTTAAATGAGATTTTAAATATGACTCAACCATTTACTGCAGCACATAGAGCAGAAGGAGCAGCTGCTTCAATGGGTATGGGTGGCGGTAGTATCTTAGATGCTATTCAGCCGGAAAGAAGTATGGAAGAAGATTGGGAAACATTAAGTTATTCAAATGCTAATATGCCATCACATCAAATTCCATCAACCGATAATGCTGGTGTGGATGTTTTAGCAAAGGCATTAACGAGAGATTATTCGGAATTAGTAAAGAGATTTAAATAATGGCAATAGAGCTTGGTAAATATAATGTAACGGATATAAAGGAGAACGACTATAAAGTTCTTGGTGTTTCTATAAATGAAACATCTACTTCAAATGGTGCGTTCGCTGTAAACTTTACATCTATTAATCAAGCAAAAAGTAATTTACAAAACTTAATCCTAACCAGAAAGGGTGAAAGATTAATGCAGCCTGAATTTGGTTGTGATATTTGGAAAATAATATTTGAACCAATTGTAGAGGGGGATATAGAATCTAAGATTGAGCAATCTATATTAGATGCGGTAAATACGTGGTTGCCATATTTAAACATAGATACCATATTGTTTGATTACGATGAAAATGATATTGATACAAATAAATTACAATTAGAAATACAATTTTCATTAAAATCAAATAGCAACGTAGGAGCATCAGTAATAATAGACATAAAATAATTAGAGAATGGCGATAAAACCTAAAGATAAGAATTTTGGTAGTAGTAGAAACATAAATTATGTTGGTAAGGATTTTGCTACATTAAAAGAAAACCTTATCGAATACACTAAAACGTATTTCCCAAATACCTATTCGGATTTCAATGAAGCATCTCCCGGTATGGTGTTTATTGAACAAGCTGCAGCTATTGGAGATGTATTATCTTTTTATCAGGATACACAATTAAAAGAATCAATGTTAGCACACGCTTCTGAAAGAAAGAACGTTGTTGCATTAGCTCAAACAATGGGCTATAAACCAAAAATATCAACACCAGCAGTAACTACATTAACTGTGTACCAACAAGTGCCATCTATTGGTAGTGGTAGCTCAAATATACCCGATGAATCATATTGTCTTAGAATAAAAGAAGGTATGGAAATTTCTTCTAATACTGATTCTAATATTATTTTTAGAACAACGGATGTAGTTGATTTTTCATTAAAAGCCGACAGAGAAGTTGATGTACAAGAAAGAAATCCTATAACAGGAGAGCCAACATTCTATTTATTAACTAAAAAAGTTAAAGCAATATCTGCAACCGAAAAGGAACAATCATTTGCATTTACAACATATCAAGAATACCCAAAGGTAACTATAACAGATGATAATATAATTGGTATATCATCCGTAACTTCCGATGGTGGTTCAACTAAGTGGTATGAAGTTCCATATTTAGCACAAGAAAGTGTATTTATTGAAAAGGCAAATACAGAATCAAATGGTGGAGAATTAAGCGTTTCATCATCGGTAGTTCCTTACATATTAGAGGTACAAAAAGTACCATATAGATTTGCCGTAAAGGTAAATTCAGATAATACCTTAGATTTACAATTCGGTAGTGGTGATACAAATATGGCAGATGAAATAATTCTTCCAAATACAAAAAATGTAGGATTGGGTTTGGCCAATTCAATAAACAGATTAAATCAAGGAATAGACCCATCAAACTTTTTAAAAACAAATACGTTTGGCGTTGTACCAACAAATACAACATTGAGTGTTAAATATTTAGTAGGTGGTGGAGTTTCATCTAATATAAATTCAAATGAATTAAATAGAATAGTTAAAATAGAATACGAAGAAGATTTGGTTTCAGTAGAAAACCCAAGTTTGTATTCATTTATGAAAGATTCGATTGCAGTAAATAATGATGAACCTGCGGTTGGTGGTAGAGGAGCAGAAACAATAGAGGAAATCAGACAAAACGCATTAGCAATGTTTGGTTCTCAAAATAGAGCAGTAACTAGAGAAGATTATGTTGTAAGAGCATTATCTTTACCTGAAAGATATGGAAGTGTTGCAAAAGTTTATGTATCTCCAGATGGTGAGATAGATAATAATTCACCTTCTTCAATTCTTGCATCTCCAAAAAATATAGCAGAGTTTGTTGGTGTTGTAGAGGGAATGAAGGATAAATCTACAAGCGAAATTCAAAAAGAATTAGTTAAATATCTTTCTCAAAAGAAAACCGCAATAGCAGAAGTAAATAACCCATTTGCTATTAATATGTATGTTTTAGGATATGATGGTAACAAAAACCTAACTCAATTAAACCAGGCGGTTAAACAAAATCTAAAAACTTATTTAGGTGAATATAGAATGTTAACTGATGCAGTTAATATTATTGATGGTTTTATAGTAAATATAGGTTTAGATTTTGAAGTAATTTGCTATTCAAATTATAATAAAAGAGAAGTAGTTGCAAATTGTTTAACTGAATTGCAATCATATTTTGAAATAGATAAGTGGACATTCAACAAACCAATCAACATTTCAGAAATAGAATTAATATTAGCAAATGTAGAAGGTGTGATGAGTGTACCATCTGTTAAAATTTATAATTTGTGCGGTGGTGATGGAAACTATTCACCAAACAAATATAATATAGATGAGGCTACTAAAGGTAAAATAGTTTATCCATCTTTAGACCCTTGTGTATTTGAAGTTAAATATCCAAATAAAGACATAAAAGGTAGGGCATTATAATGATTAGATTTTTTACAGCATCTTTTGATGCAAGCGTATATCTTCAACAACCCGACCAAAATTCGGGTAGAGATGAAGTATTAGAAGTTGGCAAACTATACTATGGTGATAATAGAGAAGTATGTAGAGCCTTAATTAAGTTTGATGTATCTTCAATTTCTGCTTCAATAGCAAATGGAGAAGTTAGTGGAAGTTGGAAAGCTTATTTAAACTTAAAATCAGTACAAGCTGAAGAAATTCCATTAGAATACACAATCTATACAAATGCAGTTTCTCAAAGTTGGACAATGGGAACTGGTACCAAATTTGATAATGTAACATCAGATGGTGTTAGTTGGAAATATAGAGATGGTATTAATACTTGGCAGGATAATGTAATAGGTGGTACTGCTGTATTTACAACTGGAACAACAGGTTCTGCAAACGCAGAGGGTGGTACTTGGTACACCGCATCTCAAGCATCTCAATCATTTAATTATGAAGAATCAGATGTTAGAATGAATGTTACCGAAATAATTAAACTTTGGAATAGTGGTTCTATACCAAATAATGGATTCATCATTCATCATAGTTTAGAAAGCGAATCAAATACAAATGATTATGGTGTATTAAAATTCTTTTCAAAAGAAACCAATACCATATACGAACCAAAATTAGAATTAGTTTGGAATGACCAAATAATATCAACAGGTAATTTATCTCCTGTAACAGGTTCTGCTTCAGATGATGATTATAAAGTTATAATTACAAATTTAAAATCTAAATATCCAACCAATTCTATTATTAAAGTAAGATTAAAAGGTAGAGATACTTATCCTTTAAAATCTTTTGGAATTACATTCGAATACGCACAAACTAAATATTTACCAACTACAACATATTATCAGTTAGAAGATTACAAAACCGGCGATATTATATTTCCATTTGGAGAATATACAAAAGTTAGTTGTGATAATGAGAGTAACTATTTTAAAATGAATTTATCAACTTTACCAATAAATAGAGCTTATAGATTGAAAATTAAAATAGTTGAAGATGGTATATCTACTGTAATAGATGATAGGTTTATATTTGAAATAGAATAATAATGAACGGATTAACACCATTGGAAACAATAGCACAAAAGCTAGAAGAAAAAAGAAAATCTGAATTAGAAACCATATTAAAGGTATCTGGTTCTGCTGCTATTGCGAGAAATGAATATGGTATAACTGTTGTTGATGAAAATAATGTAGCATCATCATTAGCATTTAAAACTTTAGTAAAGCCAAAGTATGATGAGGTAGAACTTAAAAAAGCTATAAATGTTGAAGTTAAAGAACTTAGACCTGATATTCCAAAACCAAATTTAGATTTAGTACCGAAACCATTATATGATGAAGAGGTTAATAATAATGCTGATTTAAGAAAAGAAAACGAAAATTTAACTAAACAAATTGAAGATTTAACACAAAAGGTATCTGATTTAGAAGTTAATTTGAAAAGTGAAACGGATAATAGATTAAATATCGAACAAACAAACGATGCTTTAGTTAATCAATTAAATACTCTAACACAAACGATTGATGATTTCACAATACAAATTCAAACGTCATTACAAAAATCAGTAGAAGAAGGTATTTTAAGAGCATCACTTCAATCACAAAATACAGGATTTAAAGCTCAGATTCAAGCATTGATTAAACAAATCGATTCATTGAATTCAATTGTTGAAGGATTACAATCTCAATTGGGAGCAGTACAAAACCAACAGGCAATTGTACAAGGTACACAGGCACAGGCACAAGCTGCTGGAGCTGATGTTATAAATGAAGTTGCTATTGTTAAGTTAGAACCTGAAGAAGATACTAATGCACCAAAGATATGGGCTAGATTCAAATCGGGCGGTGGTTCACAATGGAAAAACGGAAAATCATTAAGTATAACAAATAATGATAAAAAGGAAATAACAGTTAAAATAACAAAAACTAATCCGGAAGGTGGTAGAGATTTTTATTCAATACCATCAACATCATTCACAATGGCTCCTGGCGAAAACAAATCAATTGAATTTTCACTAACAGAAAATAGTGTTGGTGATTTAGATGCTAGAAAGAAGGGTGGATTATTTGGAGGGCATACGCATTCAAAAGATTATAAAGGTGGTTCATTGAAAGTAACTATTACACGTGCCGATGGTACATCCAAAGAAAAAACTTATGATGCCGGTTTTGGTAAATACCATCCTAATTCATATTAATAAATAAATTATGAGTATTACAAAATATACAAACTTCGATTCAATCGACATAAATAAATCCAATCAAGGTGAATTTTTGATGAAGGATGACAAATTTATTGTCACAAAAAATGAAGTTGAAGAAACCGATTTTGGTGATTGTAAATACGATGTTATGGAAGTATCTGTTTATGATATTAATAACAATTTACTTCCACACAAAACGGGTAATAATGTTGCTTACATAAAAACAGGCGATATTAAAAATTATTTATATAACCTTACAAACAAAGGTGGTCAAAAAGAATTAGCAATTGATATTGAAAAATTATTAAATGACTTAGGATTTACAAATGGTATTCTTAAAGTTATAATAAACTTTGTAAGAAATAGAGTTGGTAATGATAATGAATTAAGTAGAGTTTGGATACAAGAAATATCCCCCTCAAGAGAAGAGATAAGAGTATTACCATTAAAAACAAGTGATTCGACTGTTAATAAAAGAATAGAATTAGAATTTAAAAATATAAATAACCTAAATAAAGATTTTAAATATTACAAAAAAAATATATTAGATGCATTGGATTCATTTGAAGTTACATATTTAGAATCAATCACCGATGCTATGATTGCTAGATTCGGAAAAGATTTCTTTGCAATTCTTAAAAAAGATTTTGGTTTATCTGATTTTGATGGATTTAAAAAAAGAATATTTTCTGATTTTAAAGATAGTGTAACATATTGGGTAAACAATAAAAATTATAATGTTTCAGAATCTAATTTTGGAAAACCATCTGCAATTAGATTTGAAGATTGTGAACAATATGAATTTAGTAGATTATTGAGTGAAATAAACTCTATATTAAGAAATTGTATAGATTATCATACAAAAACATTAAAAAGAAGAGATATTACTATAAAAACACTTCCTAAAGAGTTTGAAATTACTGAACTTAAAAAAGAAGTTAAAGATTTAGTTGGTGAAATAAAAATTGAAGAAAATAGAGTAAGGAATGTATATAATCCTGAAAAAGTAGAATTAAATATCAAAGGTAGTAAAATATATAATGTAAAAGTAGAACAACCAATTGATATTATAGAACAACCGAAAGAGGTTATTCCGCCGGTTGATTTACCACCAGCGCCACCCGCAGAACCTGAACCTATTAAAATAGAGCCAATCAAACCAAGACCAATTTTAGTAATAGAACCAGACCCTATTATTAAAATAGAACCTGTAAAAGAAGAGCCCATATTAGAGGACCCAATAAAAACTCCGATAGCAGATACTCCATCTTATAGCGGCGGTGGCGGAGGCGGCGGCTATATAGAAAGAGATTTAGGAACTGGATATGGTAGAGAGCAAGTATTTGAAAGAGATATGCTTCAAAGAGAAAACATACAATAGGATATTTATAATAAACAATAAAGAGTGATAGCAGCATTAGAAAATATATTTGGTGGAGAACCAACTTTGAATTCATATGATGGATATGGTAATTACACTGCTTTTATAAATGGAGGTGGTGGAGGTGGAGGAGGTTATGTACCACCTGTTACCCCAAATCCAACGTATGTACCAACTAATTATACAAATCAAATAACTAATAATTCTATAACAATAACTCTATTATCAAATAGTGGTGAAGTAGAATTTTTAGAAAATGGTATAAACAAAGGATATGGTATTTCAAATACTATAACATATTCTCCATCTAGTACATTTAATGGTATTAAAAGATATGAGGTTAGAAAAGAGGGTACTTTACCAAATCAATATTTTGAGGTAGAAGTAACAAAGACATATCAACCACAAAATTATACATACTATAACACATATCAACCAACAAATTATGATTTTTATGGTTATAACAGATATGATTATGGTTACTATGGATTTAACTATAATATAACACCAAACGTAACAGCCATCGATTATAGTTACTCTGAAATATTAACATTAAGAGAGTGGCAATTACAATCGGATGGTACATATCAATTTGCCGATAGTAGAACATTTAATTTTGGTAGCGTTCCATTAACGTTTACATTAAAACCTATACAAAAAAACTTTCCGATTGATGTTGTAAATCCAATAGACCAAATAACTCCAACCCAACAAATGGTTGAATATGAAATTGGATTTTCTTCTAATTTAAAAAATGAATTAGGAAAAAATGTAATATTAGATTATACAATATTTTCTTCAAATGGCAATATAATAGGAGAAGGTTCTATTGATTTAGAGACGGGAAATACTATAAAACAAATAGATTTAAATACTTTAAATAATAGTAGGGTTGATTTTAAAATAAGATACAACAATTTACCATCTAACTATTTTTTAAAGAACATATATCAAACATCAAACCCATCAGCATTAGCTGGGGTAAACGATTCTGATTATAGTAAATGGACTAGTCAATCATCTGTTTTTAGTGTACCAGGTCAATCTTTAAAAACAGGCATATCGGTTGTAACTCTTTTTGAAAAAGAAATACAAGTAGAAAGACCTTCTATTGAAATAAATGATGTATATAAACAAATATCTGTCCAAGTAAAAGAATCGGATGATGATAAAACTATTTCTATTCCATTTAAAACGCAAAACGCTGATAATATATTAATTTACATTAATGGAAATGATGAAGTAATAACAATACCAGCATCTAATGAATATATAACACTATCATTTAAAAAAGATTTTGGTGAAATTTACGGAAGTAAAAAAGTAGTATTATTAGCTAAAAGTGATAAATACGGAACAGGTGATTCTGCTACTTCAATAATTACTTTTAATTCTGTAAACGATTTTCCATCAATTACAGAAATAAATTTTCCACAAAACATAGATGTACCATCGTTTTCAGATTTTAATATAGAATACAAAGTAGAATATACATCGTTTTCAACAACAACTATTGATGTAGATTTATTACTAAAAGATAAAAGAAGAATAGGTTTATTTAAAAACTTAAATCCAAATGGAGAAGTTTTAATAAACTTAAAAACTCTAAGAGAAAAGTTTCCAAATTGGACAGGAAGCGATAACGTAACTTTAGTATTTAAACCATTTAATAGAGGTGGTGCCGAAGAACTTATTGGTAACGAATATGAGGTAATAACTACTTTAGGATTACCTGCATTTCAATTTGATGAAAATATATTCTCAACTGTTATATTTGATGCTTTTGCAGAAAAATTAAGTGTAATCGAACCCGAAAAAGAAAATAAGTATTTATCTCATTTAACAAATTTTGGTAACGATGAGCAGATATTAATTTCTTCTTGGGAAAATGATAATTGGACTTTATCGAAAAAAGAAACAGATGAAATAGGAAACGTAAAGATAACTAATGAAGTAGATTCTTTAATTCTTAAATTATACACGCCTTTAAATCCTAACATTTCTGTAAATTCTACATTGTGGATTACCAAATTAATGTCCAATCCACTAATTGAAACAATAGTTCTTACAGAGCAAGATGATGTTAAATGCCCTCCAATAAAGGGACCAAATTTTAATATTGATGCTGATTTTGTAAGTGGTCAATCTACTACTTATGAATCATTGGATAATCTTATATTAAGTGGTTCAACATCATCGGCTCAATTAGTTTCCACATACCTAACATCATCTTTAATAAATACCGATGAATTAAATGTGGAATATGCTAGCGGTTCGGACTATCTATGGAATAACTTTGTACATTTTAGTTCAGCTAAAGAAAGAGTTGATAATTTTGTTTATAAGGTTCAATTAATTGAAGTATATGAAACGGCATTTAATAATACATACCTAACAGGCTCAGCTCCTTTATCCGGCTCACATACAGGTTCAATATCTGCTATACAAGAAAGACAAAGACAGCAATCTAAAAAAGATACATTAATAGCTGGTTTTGATGGATTTGAGAAATTCTTATACGAATCATCTTCTATGGGATGGCCTTATAATGGCAATATTAGATTGAGTTCATCTGATACTGCAAGTGTTACTCCTTGGTATGATAATATAATAACTTTAGCAGAAGATTTTGATATTGAAAATCCAAATTATGTTTTAAATAACATACCTGAATATATTGTTAATAATGAAATAAATGACCAATTTACGTTATTCTTTACAATGGTTGGTCAACATTTTGATAACATTTACTTCCACACTAAAGCAATTGAAAGGAGTAGAGGGCTGGGATATAAAGCAAAAGATGGCGTATCAGATAAATTGTTATTTGATATTCTTAAATCATTCAATTGGGATGCAAAAAATCTTGCAGCAGATTCTAAACTTTGGGAATATGCATTTGGCATAGATGTAGATGGTAATATTAAAAACGAAAATCCTGCTAAACAAAGAACATATGAAGTTTGGAGAAGAATTGTAAATAACTTACCTTACCTATTAAAACATAAAGGTACAAGAAGGGGTATATATGCACTATTAAGTTGTTATGGTATTCCATCATCAAATCTTTCAATTTTAGAATTTGGGGGACCGGAAGTTAGTGAAGTTGGTAAATCGAAGTTAGTATTTGATAATCTAACTTATGGTTTAAAAATGAATAACGGCTCTTATATATCAATAGATTGGCTTAATACAAATCAAAATAGAAAACCAGATACAATAGAATTTTTTGTAAAACCATCCGTAGCCGGTGAATATAATATTGTTTCTGGTAGTGGTTGGGGAGTACATATAAGTGGTTCTACTAATCAAAATTATGGTAGAGTAATATTAAACTATTCGGGCTCAAACGCAATATCATCATCATTATTACCAATATTTAATGGTAGATTTTTTGGTGTAGAAGTTAGTAGAGAAGTTAGTTCTAGCTATCATAACTTTGAATTAAATTTAAGACAAGCAGATAAAGATAGAACTATATTTGAAGACTCTAAAACAATAAGCGTTTTAGCAACCAATTCAAATTGGAACAATGGTTCTAATATAAGATTTGGTAATGACTTTGTTGGAACAACAGATGAATTCCGTTTATGGTCTACGCCATTAAATAAAGAAAGATTCTATGAGCACGTTTCATTCCCTGAAATGATTAATGGTAATCATATTTCATCTTCAACCGATGATTTACATTTCCGTTTAGATTTTGAATATCCAAAAGATTTGTCAGTATTCCAAACATTACCAAACGTAGATACAAACATTTACTTTGCTGAAGGTTCTGATAGAGCAGCTTATGAAAGCGGTAGTTCAACCGATTTGTATTCAATTAATCCATCAGCTTCATTCTCCGCAAGTGTAGCAGGATTTAATGCACAGCCAAATTATCCATATCAATTTGAGGCAATCGATAGAAGTGTTGTGCTAGAAGTTCCTGATATGGGCTCATCTCGTTATTCAACTAATAAAGTTAGATTTGAGGAGCAAACATTAGTTTCTGATTTATCATCAAAAGGTAGAGCAACTAAAAAAGCATTTGACCAATCTCCAACCGATTCAAATAGAGTTGGTTTATTCTTCTCTCCTACAAAAGAGTTGAATATTGATATTGCTAAATCGTTTGGTGGAATTAATTTGGATAACTACATTGGTGACCCATCGGATAGATATAAAGATAGTTATAGAAATTTGGATAAGTTAAGACATTACTATTTCCAAAGATTCGATGGCAGAGATATTTATTCATACATCAACTTAATCAAACTATATGAGAAATCTATGTTTGAAGATATTAAGAAGATGTTACCTGCAAGAGTTAAAGCAAGTACCGGTCTTTTAATAGAACCACATATTTTAGAAAGAAGTAAACATCAATATTCAAAACCAGTTGGTGAGCATAACAATTATGAATCCGTAATACAATATGGTAATGAATTACTTTCTGCTGAATATACTCAATACGATGTTGTATTAGATACCGAAAGTGAATATTCATTGATTGGTGAAAATAACCAATATACATCAACTATACAATCTGCTTCAGCAGCAATATTAGATGGGGAATCTTATCAACACATATCTACAATAGATGCAAAAGAGTTTTCAATATTAGAAGGTAATTCATATCAATATACGGCTAGTATAGGTTCTATGTTTAACGAACCAACTATATTAACCGAAATAGATTTAATAAATAGTAGTGTTGTAGTTGGGCAAAGTGATTATGAGAATGTTGGATTTGGTATTTATGCACAAAGTGGTTCTGCTATAAGAACATACTATGATAAAGATGGTAATCTTAAAAAAGAAAGAGTTAGAGTTCAAATTATAAAAGAAACAAAGACTAGAGAATATGTATATTTGACAGGAAGTGTAGGAGTTAGTGGACTTTATAACAAAATTGGAACGGACACTTATATTGAAACAAAATTAAATATACAACCATTTAGTGGTTCACATCAATTTACATCATCAAATGCAAATATGGAAGTAATTCCATTGAATGGATATTTAAAAACGCATTATAGAAATACATCCGATTTAACTAGAGGATTACAAAATTCGTTTTATAATGGTTCAAAAAATACGGCAGCAACTACATTGGATGGTACTCCTCCTGTTGAAACATTCTTAACAAATCCAAATACGTTGAGAGTTAATAAAGCGGGTAGAGATGCAAGTGAACCAATATTGGAAGTGGAATAACGGAATTTTAAAATATTTATATTTATAAACAAAGATAATTAAAAAACTATGGGATATTTAAGTAATAATGAATTGACAGTTGATGCAATTCTTACTAAAAAAGGTAGAGAAAAATTAGCAGCAGGTTTGGGTTTAAATATTACCCAATTTGCCTTAGCAGATGATGAGATAGATTATTCATTATATGAGCCAGCACATCCATTGGGTTCTGCTTACTATGATGCAGCAATCAAAAATATGCCAGTATTAGAAGCATCGCCTGATGAAACTCAAGTGATGAAATATAAAATCGTAACACTTCCAAAAAATACTACAAGAATCCCAGTTGTAGAATTTGGTGTTCCTAATGTAGCAGTAAATCAAAGAAGTGGTGAGGTTTCATTATCTCCAACTACATCTCCTGCCGGAAATAGAAGATTAGGATATACAATCGTATTAGCAAATAAAAACGCTGGTGATATTGTAGGTGAAGGTGTAACCGCTGATGTAGGTACTGTACCTATCTTTATTGGTGATGATGTATCAGCAACAGCAGCAGTAGCTAAGGGTTTAACTTTCAAATTTATTCCAAACCCATCATTAACTTCGACTATCAAAACAACTATAACTGTTTATGGTAACGAAACTGGTGGTTCACAAACAATTCCAGTAACAGTAACATACGTTCAATAATATAAACTATGGCAGTAATAAGAGATAATAGAGGAGCCCTTTTAGCAAGTAATTTATCACAATATCTTGCAGGTGCAGCTAACACCGCAGGTACTCCCGTTGATACAAACGAATTAGTAAACATTGTAAACCAATTCTTAGGACAAGGTGAACAAATCAGTGCCGATGTAACTACTGTAACAAATGGTATTTACAAAAAATTCGGTGCTATTGATAAAGTAACAAATAGAACAGAAGTTGTAACTTCTGGTATTTGGAGTGGTGATGCTGGTTCTTTAACCGCTTTCTATTCATCTTCAGAGCAAAGTTCTTCTGTAAGTGGTAAATACTATTTAGATGTTTACAACGAACACTACACATCAGCATCAGCAGAAGTGCAGTTTTCAATAGCATACGCACATATTAGTGGTGGTGGTGTACCAACATTATCTCAAACGGATAGTTCTACTTTAGCAACTAAAGCTATCTATTCTCAAATGAGAAATTTATTGTTAGATAGTGGTGATACATATTTTAGTGTTTATAATGGGTCTACTGAAGGTGGACATGATTTAGAACACTTCTACGCATTAAACATCAATAGAGCTAGATACAAAGAAAAATTAGACCCAGGTAACATTCAAATAAGTTTATCAGGTTCAGCTGGATTAGTAACTTTAATTGATGATTCTGGCCAAGTTGAAACTGTTGGTTCAAGCGGTAGGGTATTTAATATGGTAAGTGGTGCATTGAACATTGGTACAGGCAACGAAGGTACAATCAATTCAACAACCGCTTCAAACGGACAAGGATGGGGATTATTCTATCCTGATGCAGGAGTTATCATCTTAAACCCAGCAGCTGTTAGAGCAGGCGTTGGAACAACATTTGTTTCAGCATCGGCAGCTAACACATATAGTAACGTAACTAATATGCACAATTTATTTGGTGCATTGAAAAAAGGAGAAGATTTCCAAGCTCGTAGAACTGAAAACGTTTCTACTTCACATTATTTCGTAAGAGCTAACAATAGAGAATTCAATTTCTCAAACAACCCAACATTTGTAACCGGCTCAACTGGACAATTTGTTCAACCTACTTTTGAAAGAGACCCTAAAGTGTACATTACTACTGTAGGTCTTTACGATGATGCTAATGAATTATTAGCAGTAGCAAAGGTATCTAAACCAATTGAAAAATCATTTGATAAGGAAGTTGCAATTAAGGTTAAATTGGACTTTTAATCAGAGAGTAACTTATATCGAACTATCAATGTATAGGCTAGACCCAACTCCAAAAAAGTTGGGTTTTTAGTTTGAAAGATATTTATATGTGATATGTTAAAAAGAATACCAAAATCGGATATTAGTATAAGACCTTTTAAGGCTTATAAAGAGTGGGATAGAGCAACTTCCAATGCTTCAGTTTTTGAAGCAGAAAATATTTTATATTCAAATAACACAACTGCGTCTGTATCCGAAGGATATTTAAGTGGTTCTGAATATAATAGAGTATCCGTTTACGGGCAACTTAAAGGACAATTTTATAATGGTAATGAAGATAATCCATTTTTAAGATTTGGTTCTAAAAAAAATTATTACGAAACGGCAACATTAGCTAAAGAAAGATATATAGAGGATTATGCAAAAGTAATAAGTATTCCACAAATTGCAGTTGGTGAAGGTATAAAAAAGTTTTCAGTTACATTAGTAGATTCATCTACCACTTATGTAGATGATGGATATGGTAATATACAAGACCCAAGAGATAGTATAATTTTATCACTAATAGATAATCAAACAAATCAGATAAATTTTATAGATTATATTAATAATGAATATAGTGCTTCATCTCCATACCCAACAACTGTATTTGTTGATATTCAAAACGAAGAAATAAGAATTTTATGGGATGGTACTACATATTTTCAACAATTAATATCATACGATGTACAATCAGGAGTATTGATTGCAGATGATTTACCATTCTTACCAGATGCAGCACAGGGTATAAAAATAGGTAATGTATTCTATACACAAGGATTGATAGTACTAACGAGAGATGCAGCTAATAGATTAAATAGTGGTTGGACTTTAGATTATAAATCAACCGAAACCATTTATGAAAACGAATTCTTATTAATAGTTCAGCCCGATGAATTTAACGTTTCACAAAACCCATCAGCAGTAGAGGTTGTTGGTGCAGAAACTTCTACATATGTAGATACCAATGGTATAGTTAGAAAAGTAACAACAAATCCTGGTGTAAAATACATTCGTAAAAAATCTATATTAGAAAATGGAGATATTTTAGATTATAGATTTAGTGGAACTACGGGAAGCGCAAAAGCTGGATTTGAACATTGGGAAGCTAGTAGTTCGGTAGATAGTACAGGTTCTTTCTTAGCACCATTTATAACTACAATAGGATTATACGATGATAATTGTGATTTAGTGGCGGTAGCTAAATTACCACAACCAATTAAGTCAGACCCTGAATTGCCTGTAAACTTTATTGTTCGTTTTGATACTTAACTTATATTTATATTAAACAATAGAAACTATGTCAAAGATTTTAGAATTATACAAAGCATCTCAAGCATCTTTAGGTGTTGATAAAATTTCATTTGAAGCTGGAGTAAACGCACAAACTCCATACACTACAAACGATTTGAAAAAGGTAGATGACCAAGTGTTAACTGCTGCAAAATTCAAAACCGGAAGAGGTGGAGAAATTAACGATAAAAAATACTCGGATTCTGTAAAGAAATAATAATTTAATGCCAAAAAAAGTTACAAAAAAGTCCAACTCTAAATGGGTTGCTAAAAAGTATGGATTTAAATCCGGTCTTGAAGAAAATATTTCCAATCAAATTGCAAGCAAAGGAATTGAGGTTAAATATGAATCCGAAAAGGTGGCTTATATTATACCTGCTTCTGAACATACTTACAATCCTGATTTTAAGTTACCAAATGGAATTATTATAGAAACTAAAGGTAGATTTGTTATAGCAGATAGAAAAAAGCACCTATTAGTTAAACAACAACATCCAGAATTGGATATCAGATTCGTTTTTACAAACTCTAAGAATAAAATCAATAAAAAATCCAAAACCACCTACGCAGATTGGTGCGAAAAGAACGGATTTAAATACGCAGATAAAGAAATACCAGAAGAATGGTTCTTATAACCATAAAAATTTGGTAATTTCAAATATTTGTTGTATATTTGGTTTGTGTTAAGTAGCAATGATAAAAATAAGGTAATTACTGCCCTTACTAATGTATTGGGTAGTGGAGTATCCCTAAAAGGGAACGAAATAGCATATTACTGTCCTTTTTGTAATCATCACAAACCAAAACTACAAGTTAATACCGAAACCCAAAAGTGGCATTGTTGGACTTGTAATAGTGGTGGTAAGAAACTTACATCTTTACTTCGTAAATTAGATGTAGATAGAAAAACGATATCTCTTATTAGAGAAATCTATGGTGATAGTAATTGGACACCACAGCAAGAAGATGCTGAAACAAAGGTGTTTATTCAACTCCCAAAAGAATTTATTTCATTAGCAGAAGAACCAAAGGGATTTAATCCTGAATACAAACATGCTATACATTATCTTACCCAAAGAGGTATTAGTATAAAAGATATCATCAAACACAATATTGGATATTGTAAAGAAGGTTTATATGCCCGTAGAGTGATAATCCCATCATACAATTCAGATGGTTCACTTAATTATTTTGTTTCTCGTTCTTATTATGAAGATGAGAAGATGAAATATAAAAACCCGCCAATCAGTAAGAATATAATTTGTTTTGAATCACAGGTAAATTGGAATGAACCAATTATACTTTGTGAGGGTGTATTTGATGCTATTACAATTAAACGAAACGCTATTCCACTTTTAGGTAAGTTTCCTTCCAAACAATTGGTTGAAAAAATCTTTATGAGTGGGGTAAACAATATCATTATTTCATTAGATAACGATGCAATCAACGAAGCACTTAAAGCAGCTGATTACTTCAGAAAAAATGGAATCAATGTAAAGATGATGTATCTAAAAGATAAAGATGCATCGGATATGGGTTATGAAAAATTTTATGAAGAACTAAAGAAAACTAAAGAGTTTTCATCAGAAGATTTACTATTAAACAAAATAAATTCATTATGAGTTTAAAAAGAATTTACCATATTGCGGATATTCATATTCGTAACGTACAAAGGCACAAAGAGTATAGAGCAGTGTTTGAAAAGATGTTTGAAGAAATCCGTAAAAGAGGTACGGAAGATTCAATCATTTATTTAGCAGGTGATATTGCACATGCTAAATTGGAAATGTCACCGGAATTGGTGAAAGAGATTAGTTGGTTATTTACCGAATGCTCTAAACATTGTGAAACAATTTTGATTGCAGGTAATCACGATTGTAATATGAACAACTCTGACCGTTTGGATGTACTTACTCCAATCGTAGAGGCTTTAAACCTACCAAATTTTCACTATCTTAAAGATACGCAAGTATATTCGTTAGGTGGGGTTGATTTTGCTGTATTCAGTATCTTTGATAAAAAAGATAATTGGCCAAAAGCAGAAACACTATTTGGAAACAAAAAGATTGCATTATTTCACGGACCAGTTGATAATTCAATGACAGACGTGGGGTATGTAGTAAGTAGTAGACATTTTACAACGGATATGTTTGATGGTTATGATTTAGCCTTATTAGGTGATATTCATAAAAGACAAACTATGATTTCTCCAAGCGGATGTAAAGTAGTTTACGCCGGTTCATTGGTACAACAAAACTTTGGTGAGAGTTTAAACGGACACGGATTCCTTATTTGGGATGTTGCATCTTTAAAATACGAAGCAATAGATATTCCAAATGATTATGGATATTATACATTGGATGTAGATAATGGTGTAGTACCAGTTGTAACGGATATGCCAAAGTTCCCTCGATTGAGAGTTCGTTTATCAAATACTGATACTGCCGATACAAAGAAAGTAATTACCGAAATCAAAATGAGATATGGTGTTGATGATTTTACAATTATCAGAACTGATTCATTCTCAAAACAAAAGACAGGTAATAGATTAAACAAATTAGATTTTGAAGATATATCCGATATCAACTATCAAAACACATTGATAAAGGATTATGTTCAAAGAATGATGCCATTTACAACCACTGCGGATTTAGATGGTTTAGAAGCAATCAATAGAGATATCAATAGCAGAATAACGCAAGAAGAAGTACATAGGAACATACATTGGAAACCTATAAAGTTTACATTCAGTAATATGTTCTCCTATGGTGAAAATAATAAAATAGATTTCGCAAAAGTAGGAGGATTAATGGGATTATTCGCACCAAACGCTAGTGGTAAATCATCCCTATTTGATGCAATCTCCTTTTGTTTGTTTGATAAGTGTAGTAGAGCATTTAAGGCTACTCACATTATGAACAATCGTAAAAAGGATTTCGAATGTAACTTACACTTCCAAGTAAATGGAATAGATTTTCATATTAGTAGAACTGCTAAAACGATTAACAAAGGAAAGAACGTTAAAGTAGATGTACAATTTTGGAAAGATGAAGGTGGTACAATCACATCTCTAAACGGAACGGAGAGAAGAGATACAAACGCAGTAATTGAACAATACGTTGGTAAGTACGAAGATTTCGTATTAACTGCATTGAGTTTGCAAGGTAACAATGCACTATTCATTGATAAATCACAAAGTGAACGTAAGGATTTATTGGCACAATTTATGGGGTTAGATATATTCGATAAATTGTATGAAACTGCAAGTGAGGATATTAAGGAAGTAGCAGTACTTATCAAAAATTTTAAGAAAACCGACTTTACGACAGAGTTGGCTGAAAAGGGTTTAGAAAAGCAAACAAAGAAATCAGAATTAAGAGCAAAAGAAAAGGAATTAGAAACAAAAGCAAATGATGTAGAAGATTTATCTAATAGAATATTGGGATTAACAAAAGAGTTGGTGCCAGTAGATGCAAATTTAGATTTAGATAAATTGGAAAAGAAAAAGAATCAAATTGGATTTGATATTCTACATGTTCTTTCAGAAGAAAAAAATAAGAAAGCAAAATTAGATGAATACACACAAAGTATTTCCGAAATATCACAATCGATTGAAGAACACAAAACTATTAATGGTAAACCAATCGAAGATGCTAAGAAGGAATGGGATGAGTATAAAAGTGAGATAAATGAAACTGAACATCAAATTCAGTTATTAGAACAATCTTTAGAATCCAATAGAGAAAAACTTTCACATTTGGAACAACACGAATATGACCCAAACTGTAAGTTTTGTATGAATAACGTATTCGTAAAAGATGCGTTAGAAACAAAATCTAAAGTAGAAGAGCAAGAAGATAAATTAACTGAATTAGGAAACAAACACCAATCACTAATTCAACAGGCATCTTATATTGCGGATGTAGAAGAACAATGGGATTATTTGGTTGAGTTAAAATCTAAATATCAGAAAGCAATTGTAATTAAAGAAAAAACAATTGCCGAATTAAATGGATTTGAAACTCAAAAACAATTGTATGACACTCAATTGGAGCAAGTAAATTCAGATATCCAAAAGTATCACGATAATGAAGATACGATTAAACGTAATAAACAAATAGAATCTGTTATTGAAGGTTTAAATAAAACCAAAGGTGAAATAGAATCCGAAGTAAAATCGCTTAACAAACAAATATCTGATTTGAATAGCTCTATTACTCAAATACAATCGTTTATAGACAATGTAAAGGATAAGATGGATGAAGTTAAGGAATTGGAAGAAAAGAGTCGCCTATACACCTATTATATCGATTCTGTAAAGAGAGATGGTGTACCATACGAACTCATTTCCAAAGCAATGCCTGTTATTGAAAATGAAATCAATAATATACTTGCGCAGGTTGTAGATTTTAGTATCGTAATGGATATAGATGGTAAATCTATTAACGCAAAAATTGTTTACGAAGACCAAGAATGGCCATTAGAAATGTGTAGTGGTATGGAGAAGTTTGTAAGTGGTTTGGCTATTAGAGTAGCTCTGATTAACATATGTAACCTGCCCCGTCCTAACTTCTTAGTAATTGATGAGGGATTTGGTACGTTGGATGCAAATAACTTATCATCATTATTTATGATGATGCAATATTTAAAAACTCAATTCGATTTTATATGGATGATTTCTCACTTAGAACAAATGAGAGATATCGTAGATGGATTGATAGAGATAAAAAAGATAGATGGATTTAGTAAGATTGATTTTTAACCTTATCAGCTCTTAACACACTCGCTTGAGGTTTAGTAACACCAACGTGTTTCTTAATTAAATTTTCAACTAAACTTCCCATCTTAAACCCATGTTCTTCACAATATTGTTTGAGAAGTTCGTGGGTTTCTTTTTTTATTTGTAACATTGCGTATTTCATAACTTTATATTTCTTTAGTTTTTATTAGTTTTCTTTATATAAATATGAAGATAATATTTTTTTTGAAATATTTATCTTTGTAACCCCAAAAAGATACAATGGCAATTTTAAAGAAAACCCTTTTTGATGAGAGTTTAGAAACAATTAATGTTTTAGTAAACGATACTGACCCTAATAGTAAATATTTTAAAATAACAGAATTACCCGATACTTTTACGGGAGGTAAAAACGCATTCCTTATTCAAGGTTCTCCTGAATTGGTTTCTGATACAATTGTAAAAATTCAAATCAGAGATTCGCAAGGTAAAATAGTTTATCACGAACCAGGCGAAGGTATTCCTGAATATTTTGAAGGAACTTCTAAAGTTGTTGCTGTTTACATATACCCCGATACTGCTTTTGGTCCTTGCACTATAACAATATTAGGAGAATTAAGTGAGTATAATTTTAATGGAGTTACAATACCTGTTCCTGAAAATTGGAAAGATACATATAATGTTAAATGGGAAAAGCAAATAAATGTAAACCCAATATTAGCAAATACATCTAAAATAAGATTTTATCGTAGACCTAAAATCGATATAAGCGAATCAATACTTCCAATCTACAATAGAAACGTAAGTAGATTAACAATATCTGGTTCAGTAAATGGTACACCAACATTACCATCAGCGGGGGAAGATTATAGAACGTTCAAAGGAGTATCACGATACGAACTATCTTTAAATGGATTATCTCAATTTTCCGAATCAATGGAAAGAGAAACCATTCAAATAAACGGATTAGCTAAATCATACTCCCCAATTATAACCGATGTTACAACAAACAAAAAAGCGTTTGTTGATGTTCCATATTATATAACAGGCTCATCTTTACCAAATTATTATTCGGTTACCGCATTTACATCGGCATCATATACAATGTCATATGATGCAACTGTTACATTAACCGATTCAGCAATCAATTCATCATTTGCTACAATTAATATTACCGATTTAGAAACATTTAGTGGTGATGTAAACCGAATCAAAGTTTATGCGAGTTCTAAAAATGATTTAGGAGATTTTCAATTATTAGAAGATGTTCAATTAGAAAGTAATGAGTTATTATTAACATCATCTTTTGCAAATCAACTAAATGTTAGAACCGGTTTATTTACCAACGCTATATTATCATCATTTTGGACATCATCGGCAATAGAAACCGGCGTAAATCTTAGTGTTGATAATACAACTCTTTTAAAATCGGTTTTATTAACACCACAAAGTGATTATAGTTCATCGGTTGGATTATTTAAGTTCTATAATAAAGAATCAATAAACTTCACAAAGAATACAGAATATCAATTGGATTTTACACCACTATTATCTGCGGCAGCTGATACATTTGGTGGTATTGAAATTTATATGAGTGGTTCTGCGTTTACTCCAACATCATTAGAAACAAACTACGGAAAAAAAATTGGAGATTTAACAACAAATACTCAATTTAGAAAATACGATAAACAACAAATAAACTTTAAACCAGATTCGGATGGTGTTGGTAATTTAGTATATGTTGTAAAGGGTGGTGTATGGCATATTAGTGATATAAGTTTAAGAGCGGCACAAGAATCATCTTTTTCTCCAAATGAAATTACATTGACTGTAAATGTGCCTGTTAAAATCAATAATGAAACATTTGATTTTAAATTTGAGTTATACGATATAAATAACAATTACGTTCCCGTTTTATTAGAAGAAGAATTTACTTTTAGTGGTGGTAATGATGTTGATGTTAGAAGAGATTTGCAATTAAACGTTTCTAATAATTCATTTAACTTTTCAACAGCATCTGTTTTTCCACAATTCGTAACAATTGATTTTACAAAAACAGGTTTAACTGGCTCTGTTACATTCCAATCACAATCAGTTGATGTAAATGGAAATTTGATTACAGTAACACCGCAGCCCGGAACATTAGATTATGTCGATGTTGATACAAGAACATTATCTTTAGCAAACTTTACAGGTTCTTCTGCTTTAGGGGTAACTGTTGGAGCAATTACATATACTGCCAGTTGCGAAGATGTTAATAGATACTTTACAATTTTTAGAATAGACCAAGGTGCACCTGCAAGATTATTTTATGCTACGGCAGATAAAAATAGCTTTGTATTTGACCCGGATGATAGATACAAATCGGATATAGTCGATGATTATATTGATATTCGTTTGGTAAGACAAAATTTACCATCATATGAAGATGAGGGATTTAATATCACATCAGGCTCTGAAGTTGGAACACCACCACCATTACATGAAATAGAAAGTATTGGAAATGCGACTGTTTATAGATTATTTGTAACTTCATCTACACATCCATATAGTGCAACACCAATTTCGGGAAGTGGATATGTTTATGATTTTGGACAATCCCATTATGATTTTAAATATGATACTGTTGATGGAGATTTTACTTCATCGGTAACAATTGATGCAGTATTAAAAGGTGATAAGGGTAAAGGATTAATAGCAACATCGGATGCAAATCAGTTTTTTTATAAAATGACTGATTTATCGCCTATCCCATCTTCACAAACCATAACAATATTAGCAAAAAGATTAAACTTAGGAAGTTTAACAAATACTATAACTGTAACAAGCGGTAGTGGAGTTCCTGCTTTATCAGCACCAAACTATGAAGGAAATGGTGTTACATCTTATACAATTTCAGCTGGGCAATCCTCAAATTACCAATATAGTACCGGCGTACAAACATATACATTTACAGCATATGATTTAAATGGCACCGCATATAATGACGAAGTTACACTATCATCGGTTATTGCTGAATCTCAAATATCAGTAAATTTAACAAACGAAAACGCAACTTTGCCAGCACGTTCTACGGGTTGGGTAGCAAGTGGTTCATTCGTTGCAACAAGTGGTTCGGTGAGTGTAAAAGTAGGTGGTGAAGATATTACAAGAGAAGAAGGATTATCAACAAATAATAGATTTGATATAATTTCGGCAACAGGTACAAATTGTACTCCAAATGATACAACGCCGGATGACGCAACTTATGGAATTACATCATTAACAGCTGATAGTGGTTCTTTAAGTTTAGTTGTTAGATATAAAGATGGTAGAGGAACTTCAACTGATATAACAAAAGTTGTAACGTATTCAAAGGCAAAAGCAGCAGCACCATCTTTAACGTTATCAACAACAAATAAAGCACAATCTGTTTCAGCAAAATCAACTGGCGAACAAATTGATTCTTTTGCAAATGCGGTTGTAACTATCGCAGAAACGTACAATGGTTCTACATCAAATTTAGGATTAATACTATTGAGTGGTAGTAGCTCTGATTTAGCAAACATTGTTACAAATAATTCAACAGGTTTAGTAACTTTAGCAGGAAGAACTTTAGCAAATGGAACAAATGCTGCTAGTGTAGCAATTACCGCATCAGTTACGGATTCGGAAGGACAAAGTAGAACTTTAAGTGATACAATATCTTTAACTAAAGTTAAAAAAGCAGTACCAAGCGTTACGATTTCAGCAACTCCACAATCACAAACTGTTGCAGCAAATGCAGCTGGTACACAAACCGGCACACTTACTAACGTTACAATAACGGCTTTAGAAGGTACAACTAATAGATTTACATCTATGGCTATTGCTTCTTCATCTGGCTTTTCAATCGCTCCAATTGTAAGTAGTAATACACTTACAATGACATCGGCGGTAATGAATGCAGATGAAGCATCGGTAACATTGACTGTAACGCATACGGATAGTGAAGGTACAACGGGTCAAACACAAACCATAACAATACGAGCTTCAAAAATAAAGCAAGGTGAAAGTGGGGTTGTAATAAACTTAAATCCTGCATCACAAATTGTAACGAGAAGTAATACGGGAACATATGGAACGCCTGGTTCATTTGTTGTTAGTGTAATTGAGGGAGGTACTACATACACATACGATGATTCATCGCCATACGCAAATTCAACATTTAGAATAACATCGTTATCAGGTGGTACTAATAGTGGTGCAACAATAACACCAACAACACCAACAACAACCGCTGGAACAATTGTGACTTTCAATGTAGTGTATGTAAATGCAGCCGGTACATCGGCAACTGTTTCTCAAACACATACGGTATCGGTTACATTAGATGGTCAAACAGGTCCGGGTGTTGTATTCACAGGAGTTTGGGAAGCTAACAGAGCTTACCAATTTAGTACGGGCGCAGGAACAGGCCGCAGAGATGTGGTTCTTTGGAGTCCAACGGGTGTAGCACCATATGAAAACTATTATGCAGCAATTAGACAACATACATCCACAACAGGAAACGTAGCCGATGGCTCACCAAACCAAACTGCACAAACGGGTTGGGAAAACTTAGGTACACAAGATTTCTTTGTTGCAGCAAAAATAGGTTTATTTGAAGATTCATTTGTTCAAAGTACATTAAATATTGGTACTAATAATAGTGGTGGAGTTTCATCCGCAAATATCACACTTGCCGGTGGCACTACAAATCCATATTTATCGGTTGGCCAAACAACGCAAGGATATGCAAATGATGGTATATTTTTGGGTAGAGATAGTAATCTTTCTAAATTTAGTATTGTAAATGGAAGTACTTCATATATAAAATGGACAGGAACTAATTTAGAAATAAAAGGTTCTATTAGTGTTACAGGTGGAGATGCGGCAACACAAACATATGCAAATACTGTTGGCTCAAACGCAGTATCATCTGGCTCACTATACGCTTCAAACGCAGCTTTATCGGGTTCTATTTCAGCATCAGCAGCTCAAACAGCAGCTACATTAGCTGGGCAAACAGCCGCAAATAATGCTGCGGCATCAGCATCTGCAGCCCAACTATTTGCTCAAACTGCCGCAAATAATGCCGTTACTTCTGGTTCAAATGCAGCTAGTGCCGCACAAGCAGCAGCTATTGCTACTGCAAATTCAAACGCTTTAGCCGTTGCAAGTGCTTCCGTAAACCTATTAGCAAATGGTGGTTGGGTTGGTGGTAGTGGTACGTTTATAACATCAACATCAATTTCATCGCCAATTATAGCTGGTAATGCTGGATATATTTCTTCTGTATTTAAAGTTGGTAGTGGTGGTATTACATTGGATGGTACTAATAAAAAAATATTTGTAGGTACAGGAAATTATAATAATACCGATACCCCATTTTATTTTGCATCCGGTTCTACCGATGTATTTTCATTGGGAGATAAATTAACTTTCAATGGAAGTGCATTATCCATCACCGGAACTATGAATGCTTCAACGTTTAATGGTGGAACTATTTCTATTGGTAGTGGAACTACTAGTATTTTTATAGCTAATTCAAGCGGAATTTCTTTAGGAAATATAACATTTGCTAACGCACCATTTAGTGTAACTCCAACGGGTGTTTTAAAATCAACATCGGGAACTATTGGTGGTTGGACGATTGGTTCTACAACCCTTTCATCCAATAATAGTCAAACTATATTGTATAACGATGGTAACATAACATTATCAAGTGGTGGTGTTGAAAAAATTAAAATTACAAAAGATAGTTTATCAACAAATAGCACATCTACATCAGCGACATTTCCAAGTACTACCGATACAAGTGCAAATCCACTATTTAGTAGCTTTAACTATCAACAAACTGTAGGTAATACTTTTGGTACATCAGCCACAACTGGAAACTTCACAATAGGAGGTACTGCGATTATTGTAAATGTACCATATACGGGAACTGCGGTACCAGGTCAATCACAATGGAATCAAACTTTAGCAAATTTTAGAAGTGTTCAGAATCTTACCCTACAAACAGTTACCGTAACAATATATACATCGGGAGGTTCTTATGTTACATCAAAAACAGTTACGGTTTTCTCTCAACGTGATTATTTATCATCCGCAACATCACCATACACCCACCCAGCTATAACAGCAGGAACGGCAGCAGTACCATTTTCAGGATTAACATCGGGTGGAACTTATTATGCTGTTGTAGATATTTCGAGAACAATATCATCTCAATATATTGCTTTCACATTTGGTTCAGTAACACTTTCTGGTCAATTTGCTTGGACTGGTATCACCGGAGGTTCTCCTACAATTGATATAACATCAGCAGAAGAAAAAACTTCTATTGGTGTAAATGGTATGATTGTATCATCAGCCGGTGGTTTTGCTCAAATCGGACCGGTTGCAACAGTAGGTGGAACTGCATATAGTGCTGCATTTTTGGGAGATGTTAGAATAAATGGAGCTTTATATACATCTGCCGTTCTATCATCTTCGGATGAAAGATTAAAAACTAATATAAGAGATTTGGAATCTCCATTAGTAAAAATTGAAAAGTTAAATCCAAAATCATTTTTGTGGAATGATATAACTGCACCATTGACAGATAAGGGAGATTCATATGGATTCATAGCACAAGAAGTACAAAATGAATTTCCATTTTTAATAAAAAATGTAGGAAATATAAATAATTTAAGCGATGTATTATCATTAGATTACAATGCAATAATAGCATTAAATACAGCTGCTATAAAAGAATTACTTATAAAAATAGAACAATTAGAGGAAAGAATTTTAGAATTAGAAAATCAATAATATGATTACAACACCGCAAAATACGAGAGATATTAAATTTGTTAGAGCAGTTTGGGGAGATATGGATTTATCATTAATTCCAAATACACCACAATATAATGAAATTGTATATGTATGGGGTATTGAAAATAAATTACAATTGGATTCGATGGGATATACTACTATCCTATGCGATAGAAATAAATTAAATTTTAAATATACATCATTTTTATATGAATTCATTCATAAATTAATTGCAATAGAAAAAGCATCTAAAAACTTTTCAAAAATACTTTTTTTAGATTGGGATTATAATTTATATAAAAATTTAGATGATGATTTTTTCAACTATTTTAATACAAAGATATTTTTAGCACCAATATATGAATATACTATAAATGAATTACAATCTTCTAATAAAGATGTTGAATCATTTGATTATAATATATCACACTTAATAAAAAAATACTCTTGGTCAAAAGATGAAACGTATATAATACCAAATGCTGGATTTATTTACATATCAAATCCTAACATAGCTACTGAATTATTACAAATTGCAAAAAATCAAAATTTAAAAACTTTAATTGAAGAATTTGCAATACAAATTTGGTCAAATTGCACTTTAGAAAACTATATAGAAAATTTTCATCCAAAGGTTTGCTTTGGTAGAAACGATTCAAATATTAATACATATGTTGAATCTATAATAGAAAAAAACATTTATTTTAAAACTTTATGATAGTATTCATAACAACAGGTTACGGAAAAAATGTTGTAGGTGGTTCGGATATATGGTGTAATAACTTTATAGAAAACATTTTCCCTTTAATAAAAGAGCAATTTGTATTATTAATAGATGGTAGACCATTAGTAAATAATAAAGAAAACTTTTATAAGTTATATACTCACGAAAATGATGGAAAAGTAGATGCTTTATTAGATTCATGTGATAAAATAGTATTTTTACATCATTCTTATAAGCCAAATCCCATAATCAAAAAATATCTACACAAAACTCACACAACATTTGTTCATGCTTTCATTCCTGATATGTTGGGGTTGAATGATGAATATGAAAATCTAATGACTAAAATAGATTGGGAATGGCAAAAACAAATATTAGATAATTCAAATAATATAGTTTGGATAGGATACGAAAATGATAATATACATCAAAGTTATCCACACGTTATTAACATAGCAAATTACTATGAATGGAAAAATAACAAACCATTTGTAGGAATTATCAGCAATAAAATTGGTTACGCTGCAAGATGTGAGACAAGAAAAAATGCACATTATTTGGATAATATTCCTTCAATTATATTTTCTAACAAATATGATTATAAAAGAATGTTAGAAGGTAGTAAAATAAATTCTCATTATCATAGATTCATAGAATTTGATTACCAATTTCATCAGAAATTTTTTGATGGAAATTTTCAGATATTTCACGGATGTTATACAAAAGAACCATTTGGGTATGCAATATTTGATGCAATTGATAATGGTAAAGTTCCAATAATACACACCGATTGGATGAAGCATATTGATTACAAATACAGAGCAAACACAAAGCAAGAATTTAATCACATATATTTAAAAATATTAGAAGATGATTTTGAAACAATAAATTCAGAATTTTCTAAATTAAGAAATGGATTAAGTGATTATAGTAATAAACAAAAATGGATTAAAGAAATATGCAAAGCCTTATCAATTTAAATAGAGTAAAAGATTATTTAACAAATAATCATTATATAAATACCGATGGCATTATAATAAGAAATCCTGTTTCATATAGATGGACACATGGTGCAACTGATTTACATTTAGGAGATGGTATTCTAATATATTCTTTTATCCAATTTATTAGAGCAAAAATATGCGTATGTATTGGAACTGGCGGTGGGTTTATACCACGTCTTATGACACAATCACGATATGATTTATGGGAGCAAGGTATTTTTGAAGGGAAAAATACAAATGAATGGGGTGATATAGGAACTACAATTATAGTAGATGCTTCAAATGGAGTGGGGGGATATACCGATTGGACAGATACCAATTCTTTTTTAAGACAGCATTTTCAACCACAAGTTATTTTAGAAACATCTGAAAGAGCATTTTATGATTATTTTGTAAGACAAGATATTAAAATTGATTACTTACATATTGATGGTGACCACTCTTATGAAGGTGTAAAAAAAGATTTTGAATTATATTCAACCATAATGTCAGAAAATGGTATTATAACAATACACGATACAGACCAAAAATATCAAGATACATTAATTATAGCCGAAGAAGCTAAAAAAGATTTTGTTCCATTTGATGGACCCGCAAAATTTATTAAAGAATTGGAAAATAATAGTGAATGGAATTTGGTAAATTTAAAAAATTTTCGTACTTTTACATCCAAAGCAACAAGTACGGGTTTAGCAATATTAAGTAAAAAGTAATATATATACATATATAATAAGTTATGATTAAACCAAAATTGGTAACAGTTACGGGCCATCGTACCAATACATTACGGCATCAATTAAATCACTATAAAGATATAGTGAGCGATATATTTGTTGTTGTATATGAAAACTCCGAAACAAATAAGAAAATAGAATTTGAGATAGCAGAAATATGCTCTGATTTTGGATTAGAAATTCATAAAGTAAAAACACATAAACCATTTGATTGGGAAATGGTTACAAAGCTATACAATGAAACAAAGTTGCTTTTTCCAGATGATTGGTGGATTGTGGCTGATGATGATGAATTACAATTATATTCAAAACCCATTTCAGAAATAATAGATGATTGTGAAATAAATGGTTGGAGATTTGTAACAGGTGGATTTATAGATAGAATTGGTATAGATGGTGATTTTCCATCAATAGATGATGATACTAATCTTTGGAAAGAATTTCCAATGGCTGGATTTTTTAGACACCCAATGAGTGGAGCTTGTCCAAATAAAGTTACCTTATGTAAAGGAAATGTAGAGGTTTCAAATGGTCAACATTATGCGATTATAGATAATGAAACAACTTGGAAATGGAAAGGATGGAATCACCCATTTAGATATCCAATAGAAAAAAACTTTACTCAAGTTCACCACTTTAAATGGGATTCAACAGTAAGAAGAAGGTTAAAAGCCGTAGCAGATATTAATAGTGAATATTCATATTCGGATGAATATAAAAAAATGTATGATGCTCTTAAAGATAATAGATTCATAGTAGATGTTTCTAATAAGGATTATATGTTTGAAATGTGTTCAACTCCAAATTATGAAAATTATAAAAATTGGAATCATTTAAGTAAAAAAATTATAAGTTTGTAATGAAAGATGCAAAAGGTAAAAAATTAGCTATTATAGTACCTTATACAGAAAATCGTTTAGATGAAATGTATAAGTTTTCCGGTCATATGGAATATTTTTTAGAAGATAAAATGGATTATACTATCCACTTTATGAATCAAAAGTATGCTGATTTATATTTTAATTATGGTAAATTGTGTAATATAGGATTTGAACTAACAAAAGATGACCACGACTATTTCGTTTTTCAGGATATAGATGTATTACCAAAAGATGAAAGATGTGATTATTGGTATTCGGATAAACCAACTCATTTGTGCCCAAATTTAAGACCTTACGCAGATTGGATTGGTGGTGCATTTAAAATAAACAAACAACAATTTCAAAAAATAAACGGATTTAGTAATGATTATTGGGGTGGAGTATTTCATTGGAATGATTTACTTTATAGATTGAATAAAAGTGGATATTTGAATCTAAGTAAGTTTTTTACAAAAAACATATACAAACCACACATATTGACTGATAATAAACTTGCAAATAGAGAAATTAAAAAAACAATATATCCGTTTTTATGTAGTGATAATATATGTGGGGTTATTAAATCAAATAAAATTACAGATTTAACATTTAATGATTCTTTTACTATTTCTGCTAATGTTTATATAAATGATAATCAAATACAAAATGCTTGTATAGTAGGTAAAAAAGGATATGATATTGGATTGTTCGTTATGAAAAACGAAGCAGTAGTTGCACAAATTTGGAACGATAAAAAAGAGTTGCAACAAATATGGTTTCCACATAGAAATTATTGTAATGAGTGGGTTAACATAGCTCTTACAGTTGATTTGAATAATTCAGAAATGATTTTATATATGAATGGTAAAGATGTCAGCAGATTACCAATATCATCAAATATTTTAAATTCATCTAAAAGTGATGTGTGGGTAGGCAGTTTAGAGTATAAAAATAATCTAAGAGGAAAAATATCAGAATTATTAATTTTTGATTATGCCCTAAAACAATCGGAAATTCAAAAAATATATGTAGATGGATATAAAGAAAAAACCACTACATTTGAACCTGTAATTAACATTCCATTTGATAAAAGATTTGGAGATTTTTATGTAGATGTATCTAAAAAATCAAAAAGTAATATGAGAGGAATATCTACGGGTCTTATATCAGAAATTGAAAAAGAAGATATAAACGTATCTTACAAATTTGATATGCCGGAAGAATCTCCTGGTTATTTTGAAATTTTGGAAAATTCAAAAAAATTCCTTAAATTAGATAACTATAAGTGGGATGAAAAGGATGAAAATTTTGTAGAAAATGAAAAAATATTTTTCTACGAAATAGCATCTGGTGTTTTAAATACCGATAAATTTGGATTAAATACAGTATCATATGATTTAAAAGATACTAAAAAAATAAAAGAAAACATATTCATACATTCAATTAAAATTTAATTATTATGGCTACAAACAAAAAAGAAGAAGTAACAACGCAGGAACAATCACAACAACCAACCAATTTAGAATTAGTTGTTTTAGAAACTAGAAAAGTTAAAGCATTAGAAAAAATTGCAAATTCATTAGATGCACTAACCATTTGGTTTGAAGAAATCGATAAAAAAGATTGGAGTGAAAGAATTGCGTATTATTTATACGAATTTCACAACTTAGCTAAATCTAAAGCTAACACGGGTGATGATGTAGAATCAGTTGAATCCGAATCAAATCCAATGCCTGTTAGAAAGGTAAGACCAAAAAAAGATATAGAAACAGTCTAAATTAAAATATGAAATTAGGAGTTATAGTTCCATATAGAGATAGACCAGAACATTTAGAAAAGTTTATAAAAAATGTTCCAGCCTATCTTTTGAACAACAATATAGAATACGAATTAATAGTTGTAGAGCAATCTGATAAAAAACCATTTAATAGAGGAAAATTATTAAATGTTGGGTTTTTAGAAGCTAAAAAATTAGAATGCGACTATGTAGTGTTTCACGATGTGGACATGATTCCATTGGATGTTGATTATTCTTATTCAGATATACCACTTCATTTAGCAACAGAATTTGAATTAGAAAATGATAAATCAAAAAATCTATCATTCGAAGATTATTTCGGCGGAGTTACCATGTTTTCAATTGAAGCATTTGAAAAAATAAATGGGTATTCTAATTTATATTGGGGATGGGGGTTTGAAGATGATGACCTTTTATTTAGAAGTAAAAAGGAAAACTTACCTTTGGACACTACAATAATTGGAAAAAATGACATAAAAAATGTTTATGGTTTATATTTTGATGGTTCACAATCACATATTAAAATTGAAAAAAAAGATTTATTAGATTTCTCAAAAAATAGAACTATCTTAATAAGTTTTAAACCAGATGATTTGGTATCCAACCCAAATAATGAATATGATGATTTCACTGCATTTTCCATACCAGGATATGATACTAATATTTCTTTTAATTCATTTAGAAGATATAAAGTTGATATTTGGGATGATAAAAACAAATGTATTTCAATAAATTCAGAAATACTTACAAACCATTTTACACAAATTGCTTTAGTAATAAATGCCATAGAAAAAACAATTTCGTTTTATAAAGATGGTGAATTGATAGAAGAAATTTTATATAAAGGAAAATTAAAAGATTATTCAAAAGAACAACATTTTTATTTAGGAGTAGGAGACCCTAAAAGAAGTAATCCAAATTATTTTTCAGGAATTATATCAGAGTTTGCTATATTCAATGATATATTAAATCCAAAAGAAATACAAACACTTTCAGAGAACGCTTTGGAAAACTCTTTATTAGAAAATTTTAGAGGATATAATTCTTCAGAAAAATTAATGTTATACTATGATTCTAAATTTGTAAAAAATAATTACATAATGGATTTAACATTTAATAAAAATGATGGACAAGTATTTAATTCTCATTTTATTAAATCACAAGAATCATTGGGTAAAACAATAGATGTACCATATAGACGTGTTGGTTTATTTAAATTGCTATCACATAAAACAAATAGTTGGGAAAGTGGAAAGTGGGTTCATAATGAAACTAGAATAAATCAGATAAAATTTCTTAATGAGATAAAGCAAGATTTGTATGATACTAAAAAGGATGGATTAAACAGCTGTTTGTATCAAACAATTGGGGATACACATATAGAAAAATATCATCACTTATCTGTATTAATTTAAATTATGGGGCATAAGTTAGGCGTTTGCGTACCATATAGAAATAGAGAAGCTCATATGAATGAGTTTGTTCCTAAAGTATCTAAATTTTTGGATGAAAGAGGAATAGACCATACTATATATTTGGCACATCAATGCGATGAGTACCTTTTTAATAGAGGACTTATGAAAAACGTAGCTGCTAAATACGCATTTGAAGATGGGTGTGATTACATTGTTTGGCACGATATTGATATGGTGCCGGAAGATGAAAGTTGTGATTATTCATTTCCAGAAGATAATCCACAACATATTGCAGTTCGTATATCTCAATCCGATTATGCTTTAAAATATTATGAATACTTTGGTGGTGCAGTTTTATTCTCAAAAGAACAAGTAGAAAAAACCAATGGATATTCAAACGATTATTGGGATTGGGGTATGGAGGATGATGACCTATTTTGGAGATGTGTTATGGAGGGAATGGCTGATAGACAATTCATTGAATTTGATAAAGTAAAAACAGCCGCTATATTTGATGGAAAATCATCGATGATAAAAATACCATGCAGTGAAAATATGAGATTTGCTTTAAATAGTTCTCATACAATATCTGTATTAGTAAAAGCAGACCAACAAATAGAAAAAGTTCCAATTTGGTTAATTGGTGATTCCGAAAGGAAATTTGTAGAATATCCAATTATTAGAAAACCAGGGTATGATTGGGGATTATCTTTTAACAATAGTAGAGCATATACATCTATGTTATGGACCGCTCACAAAGAGCACATATATCAATGGTTTAAAAGATATGAGGGTGAGTGGAGTTGGATTACAATGGTTGTAGATGACTATAATAAAAACATGCATTTGTATCTAAATGGTAGAGAAAATAGTGCAAGACATGGTACGGGCACAGAATCACCCATAAGATATGAACATAATTTAAAAAGATATGGAAGTGAACCATTTTATATTGGACATACAACATCGGTAGCTGGATTTGAACCAAATGCATTCTTTAAAGGAGAAATAGCTGATATAAAATTTTGGGATAGAGCATTAAATTCAGCTGAAATAGAATTATTACATAAACAATTTTCTACAAAAGGATTGTTACTTCACTATAATTTTAAAGAATTTGATGAAGTTGGAAGAGTTGTAGACCAAGCAGAATTAAATGATGGTGTTTGCAAAAATGTAACATTTGAAGATAGAGAAATAAAAATTTCCGATGTAGTTTTACCACATAGAAGAGATGGTAAATTTTTATGTTTGCCACATCAAACCGAAGGTTTAATAAACGTTGGCGGAATAGAAAAATGGGCAAAGGGAGAAACAACAGCTGCAAACGAAAGAAGATATGTATTAGAAATGCAGCAAGGAAAAATAGATTATAAAAAAGATGGTATGAGTAACTTAGATAGTAAGTTTAAATATCTAAATACAAAAACCATATTTGATAAACACAAAATGATAAACGTTCATTGTATAAAATAATAACATGGCAGAAGATAAAATTATAAAAGGAGAAAATCCATTATATGTCCAAATAAAAAATGAGTTAGATTCAATAGGGCCAGGTATGTGTCTTGCTAAATGGACACAGGTTACTTTACAACTACAAAGTGGGCACAATCACTCTTGTCACCACCCAGCCACTCATAAAATTTCAGAGCAAGAAATAGCACGAAATCCATCAGCACTTCATAACACTCGTTTTAAAAAATTAAAAAGAAAAGAAATGTTGAGTGGAGCACGTCCAACGGAATGTGATTATTGTTGGAATGTAGAAGATAATTCAGACCGTTTTTCAGATAGAGTTTTTAAATCTTCTGAAAGTTGGAGTTGGGAACATAAAGAAGAAATTTTTAATTCAGATTGGAGAGATGATTACAATCCAAAATATGTGGAAGTAGCCTTTTCAAATACATGTAACTTTAAATGTTCGTATTGCGGACCATCATTTAGTACAACTTGGATGGAAGAAATTGAAGAATATGGCGGATACCCAACTACTGATAATTTTAATGATATAACTTGGATGAAGCGAGAAGATAAAATGCCAATTCCACAAAGAGAACATAATCCATACGTTGAAGCATTTTGGAAGTGGTGGCCCGAATTATATCATAGTTTACACACATTTAGAATAACGGGCGGAGAACCATTATTATCAAAAGATACATGGAGAGTATTAGATTATATTATTAGCGAAAAGAATCCAAATAAAAATCTTAAATTAGCAATTAATTCTAATTTAGGTGTACCTGATGCTTTGATTGATAAACTTATTGAAAAAATAAAAAAAATTGAAGATGGTGGAAAGGTAAAAGAATTAATTTTATTTACATCTGCCGATACTTGGGGGCAACAGGCGGAATATATTAGAACAGGTTTAGAATTTAATCGTTTTTGGGATAACATAAATAAAATATTGTTAAGTTGCCCAAAAATAGTTATTACATTTATGGTTACATATAATGCATTATCTGTTTTAAATTATGATAAATTTATAAAAGAAGTTTATAAATTAAAAGAAACATACGCAAGTCCATATAGGTACTGGAACTCTGCAACGTTTTTAGATTCATCGTATTTAAGATGGCCACTACATCAGACTGTTCAGATACTACCATATCAGTTTTCTGAAAAAATAATGAATCAAGCAAAATTAGCAACATTCTTTTCAACACCATCATTTAACTCAACACAAATTGGTTATAGTGATGTAGAAGTTCAAAAAATTAAAAGAATTTATGATTGGATGTTAGCACCACAAGATTCAATGCAACAACTAAAAAATAGACATAATTTTTACAAATACTTTAGTGAGCACGATAGAAGAAGAGGAACTGATTTTTGTAAAACATTTCCTGAATTAGAAGAATTTTATCACTTTTGTTCAACAATTACTATATGAGTTTAAAAATAAATGCAGATAATTTATATTTGATTTTACCATCAAATGTATCCTTTAAAGAATCAAATATTGGTGGTTCTATGGAAAAGGATTTTACTCTTTTTGCAAGAGTAAAAATAGATAAAGAAAAATTGACAGAAAAAGAATCATTTATTATTTCTAGAAGCGGAATGCATTCTGGTATATCCGTTTTTAAAAATCAATTGGACAAAGTATTTTTACAATACACATATTGGTTCGAAAACGAAGAAGATGGTACTAAATCCGTTAAACAAGTACATGTAGAATTGAAAGATTCGGATATGGAAGATTTTGTGGATTTATATATGATTAATGATGATGATAAAGCAAAAATATCGTGCTATTTAAATGGTAATATAGTAGGAAGTATAGTATATTCTGGGTTTAATAAATTATCTTATAAAGATTCACCATTTTGGATTGGGTGTGGTAGTATGTTTGGCGATGAAGATACAAGAGGAATTGGTGATTTTGAATATGAAATAATATTTTGTTCTTCAAAAAAAATATTAAATTTAGATGTACAAGATATTATAAAAAATTATGATTCAAAGTATTCTAAAAACATATTTGGAAATTATAAGATATTTAATCCAAATTTGGAACTAACTAAATATTTTGCCTTCTTTTGTGATTTTAAAATATCGAATAGATATAAACTTTGGAATTACGCATTTAATGGTAACTACCCACAAATTTATATAGAAGGAAACGTATATTATTAATTATGAGAATAGCAGTTTGTTTTAGTGGACAGTGGAGAACTGGAAATAATTGTTATAATGATTTGAAAGAATTTTTTGGAATATTGTATCCAAGTTGTGATTTTTTTATTCATACTTGGGATATAAATAAGCAAAAATGTTATAATTTATCTAATGTATTTTCGAGAGAAACAAAATTATACGAAGATGAAATTGAAACAATAAATCAAAATTATAAACCTAAAAAAATTGTTATTGAAAATTATGCATCGGTGAGAGATGAATTAAAAATATTTAACATAGTGCAGCCATTATGGTATTCTTTTTATAAAAGCGTAGAGTTAAAAAAAGAATTTGAAAAAGAAAATTCATTTGAATATGATTATGTTATAAAACTAAGACCAGATGTTTTTTTTAATTATAATAGAAAGTTAAGTCAAGATATAGAGCTTTATGAGAAAGATTTGAATTCAGGAAAAATTTATATAGAAAATTTAGCAAGAGATTATTCAATAAATACAAACACAGTAGATGATGTTTACTTTTTATCAAACACAAAATCAATGAATATAGTATCCGAATATTATTTGAAATGGGTAAATTGGGGGCTAGCCTTTGGCAGTGAAAATTTTTATGGATTTATAAAACATTGTATTTTAAATGGTGTAAAAATGTGTGATTTTAAACAAAGATATTTTGGTGGAGAAACAGGATATGTTGTGTTAAGGCCAGAGTGTTTGGAATATACAAGTATTTATGATAAATGTATTGGGTGTGAGGATTATTATTATGGAAACCCAAATAAAAATTCAATGACTCCGGAAGGATATTATATTAGTTTATTAAAAGATAAATATATTATTGATAATGATGTTGAATATTATATTGATGAATTAAAAGAAAAATAAAATGAGAATAGCAGTTTGTTTAAGCGGTCAATTAAGAACTTGGAAAGATGCTCAAAAAAGTTGGGATGCATTTTTTAATGAATTAAAAACCTCACCAGAAATTGATGGTGATGATATTGAAGTTGATTATTTTGTACATACGTGGGATTTTAATAGTACGCCATTTGCAGTTTGGACAAAACAACAATGGGATGCTGGAAAATTCCATACAGGATTTGAACAGCCGCCCGCAGAAGGAGTTAGTAAAGAAGAGATTGAAGAATTTTTACAAACCATAAAACCAAAAAGACATTTAATTGAAAATATATTCAAAAGTACCAGTAGAAAAGAAGAATTGGATGCAAGAACACAATGGAGATTGGGAGATTATACAAAATGGGCACCAATTAGTTGGGCTGGAGCGCAATTATATGGTATTATGAGAGCGGCTGAACTGAAACGTAATTATGAATTTGAAAATGGATTTGAATATGATATGGTTGTTAGAATGAGGAGTGATTTAAGTTTTGATTATTTAAATCGTATGATATTTACAAATGATTTTGAAAAACCAAAAGAAAGAACATTATATTCTGTTCATAGCTTCAATACAGAGTATTTTCCACATGATGCTATTGGTGATATATTTTTTTACTCAGATAGTTTTACATATGATATTGTATCAAATGTTTATAATTATTTACCACAATTATCACCGGATATATTCCCATTTGATGTCAAAGTTGAATCAATATTAGCATATGTAATAAGAATGTTTGATATTAAAAATGTAAGATTAAAAATCGACCCGGATATAATAAGAGGTACTATTGAAGCAAATCCAAACATAAATAAAAGCATAATATGAAAAAAATAACAACATATAATATAGCAGTTTGTTTAAGCGGGCAATCTCGTACTTGGAGAGCTGCTAAAGAAAATATAATTAACTATTTTGATGTAAAAATTAATAAAGATAAAAATTGTAAAGTAAATGTGGATTATTTTATCCATACATGGGATACAAATAGTTACAGAAACAAAACACAACCCCGTTGGGAAAATGTGGATTGTAAAATAGATAATCCAAACGAAGAAAGCGAAATTAAATTTGCATTCAAACCAAAATTAATGGAATATGAAACATATAATTCCGATGCTTTTTTAGAAGCATGGGAAGGTATGTTTTATAGTTTTATGAAGAGTATAGAACTTAAACGTAGATATGAGTTAATGAAAGATATGACTTATGATATGGTTATCAAAACTAGATTTGATATTAATTTTCCACAAGAAGGGGTTAATAAATTTGGATTACCAATTAATAAGTTTTATGTACATTCTTTAAAACCATTTACAGCATATGCATCATCTCCAACTCCAACGAGATTTCCCAATGAATTTAATCAGGTTTGTTTTGATGATGTATTTTTTTATGGAGATTCAACTACAATGGATATAACAGCGCAACTATATAGATGGTATAAAAAAATAATGAATGTTGGTAGAGAGCAAAAGGTAACACAAGAATTTGTACAATTTCCAGAATTTTATTATGGCCCCGGAACGTTATTATATAAATACTTAACAAATTGGAACATTCATCCATATGCAGAGCATGCCAACCCATATTATGTTGTTAGAAAAGAAGCTGAAGATAAAGGATTGCATAGTATCAATGATTGGCAAGAAATATTTAATATATCAAAAGATTGGTATGAAAACGGATACTTTGATAAAAGTAAATCGGATGTAAATTAATATGAATAAACTAATTGTATTTGGATGTTCATTTACGTGTGGAAACGGATGCTTATCAGATGACCCATATTTTTTAAAATATAAAAAATCAGAAAATGATTTAATATGGCCTGAACATTTGGCTAAAAAATTAAATTTAAAATTATTTAATTTTGGTATGGGAGCAATCGGTAACGATTATATAATTGATAGTATTATACATAATTTTGAACTAATCGGAAAAGGTGATATCGTTATAATACAAAAAACATTCTCACACAGATTTGATATATGTGAAAAAGCAGAAGATGGTACACAATATTGGAAAACAATAACACCAGCATCAGAATTACATCTAAAAGAAAAAGGATATGTAGAAAATGAAATAGCTCCATTGATGTACACATTATCAATTATCGATTCCGATTTAAATAATAATAGATGGATTGAAAGGATTCAATTTTTTAAAAAAATAATTGAAACTTATAAAAAAGTAAAGTGTTGTATTGTTTGGGATTTAGAAGATGGTTATCAAAATAAATGGGAAAGAATTAATCATGTGGATGCAGAGATAAACGATGGGCATTGGTCTTTTGAAGGACATAGATTATTTTACGAAGAAATATTGCAAAAAATAAAAGAATATGAATAAAAAATTAAAAATAATTTGCAACGGAGATAGTTGGGTATTTGGTTCTGAAATCGCAGACCCACAAATTAGTATGAGATACGATGGAGAAGTACATCCTGGCAAATATGATTGGATGGAAGAAAATGACAATTATAGGATTCCAAAAATATTTCCAACAAGATTATCAGAAATGATGAACGCAGACGTTACAAATTTAGCTTGGCCAGCAGATGATAACGGAACTATTGCACATAGGACAATGACATATATTACATCAAATTACATTGAGAAAGAATTACCAACCGATGATTTATTTGTAATAGTTGGGTGGTCATCTCCCGAAAGAAATTTCTTTTGGTATAAAGATGATAGTGAAAATTTTTCAATGAGATTTAGATTATGGCCACAAGTACAACATTTTGATAAACCACAACAAGAAGAATTTTGGAAATTATATGTTCAATATCTTTGGAATCCAGAAGAATATTTACCAAGATATGTTATGAACGTTTTACAACTTCAAAATTTTTTTAAAGCACATAATATAAAATGGATGATGTTTAATGCATTCTATCAGACACCTGGAAAAAATCCAATGGATTGGGAAGATTTGAATGTTAGAGATGAATTACAAAAGCTAAATTTGCATGGAACATCGTATAATATATCTAATCACAAAGGTAGACATGTGTATCAATACAATTATGTACCACTATGGGATACAGTAGATAGAATTCGTTTTTATAAAAAAGACCAACCAAATAATACATTTAAAAGTTTTATGGAAAAGAAAAATCCAACACCAATATATTATGGATGGCACCCATCACCCGAATCTCATACTGTTTGGGCTGAAGAGTTGGTAAGATATATAGAGCAATATAAATTATTATAATGAAAATAAATTTATCAAATATCACATTGGTTGTTATAGATGATTTAAAAGATTTACCAACCGAAAAAAATATACGATATGTAATATTGGATAAAGTAATAAAATATGCTAAAGCTCATATTGATTTTTTTGATATAAAAGTTTTTTCACCACTCAATGGTTTTCAAAAACAATTTGCAAATGGAAGTGAATATAGTAAATGGGTGATTGAAACACTACCATATGAAATAGAATCCGAATATTATTTAATTATGCAGTGGGATGGGTTTATAATAAACCCAAATAAATGGAACAATGATTTTTTTAAATATGATTATTTGGGCGGAGGTAACTCATTACAAAATGGTGGATTTTCATTAAGAAAAGCATCTAAAATGAGGAAATTATCAAATATAAAATATTCAAATTATTTCGGTAATGAAGATTCTTTTTATTCTTTGTTTTTTAATGATGTTTGTAAAAACGTACATAAAAATGATGACAGATTTGATGAAAATTTTTACAAAGAATGTTTAGAAAATGATTGGATTTATGAAAATCAACCATTTGATATAAATTATACACATATACATGATTTAAATTGGGATTGTAATAAATTTGCATCATTTTTTACAATAAATACGGAATCATTTGGTTGGCATTGGTCTGGTCAATTGGATATGTTTACCATAATGTATTTTTATAAAAAAATAAATATGTTTGATGAAGAAGAATTAAAAATCATATATAGTTATTTAAAAAGTAGAATAAAGAGATAATATGAAAAATGTAGTTATTTGTGGTGATTCTTTTAGTATTGGCATCGGCTGTCACGATTTACAAAATGAACCATATGGTTCTAGATTAGCAAATCATTTTAATGAAAATGTTATAAACTTTGCAAAAGGTTCATCTACAAACCTATCTATATTTTTGCAAGTAAAATATGTAATAGAAAACTTAAATAAATCCGACATAGATTTTGTGTGTATCGCCCCAACATCTTATAACAGAGTTGAGTGGTTTCCGGATAACGTTGATACATCGGATGGAGATTTAAAATTAACAGGGGTTAACTACCACCAATATCCACCATATGGTAAAGATACATATCAGTATTTGTTGGAGAATCCTATGAAATACGATACAAACTATACCGGAGAAATGTTTACAGAAAATTATTATGGTGTAGTAGATTATGTTGATAATGTTTTAAATGGTAAAAGAGGCGCCGGTGATTATTTTGCTAAATTTAAAAATGAAAGACCGGAAAAAATGAAACTTCTTAGAAATTATTATGCAGAAGTATTCGATGATAGGATACAACGTTATTATGATATTGGAGTAATTACTATGGCATATAATTTATTAGAAAATAGAGATATAAGATGTTTGGTATTAACATACGATTCCGATTTTAGAAACTATATACCTGATGAAAGTTTAGTGAATATAGATTGGGGAATTTTATCAAAGAAATATCCTGATGATTTGAATACACTACATACATCCGCTGAAGGGCACAAAGAAGTATTTGAAACTATAATTAAAAAATTAGAAAAAAATGGATGGGCTAAATAAAAAAAGATTTTTTGCATTTGGTTGTAGTTACACAGGTCATATAACTGGTACTTGGGCTGACTACATCGGCTCTAATTTTGAAGAGTACTATAATTTTGCTAGAGGTGGCGCATGTAATACATTTATACTAAATAAATTTATAGAAGCAGATGTAAAATACAAATTTGATAAGGATACGGACTATATTGTAGTAATGTTCACAAATTTTAATAGATTTTCTTACTATGATAAAGTTGGTTGGAAACTACAAGGAAGCGTTTATCAGAACGAAACATATCCTAAGCAATTTAGGGATGAGATGTGGTCAGAAGATTGGGGAATTTATAATTCTTGGATTTCAATAAGTACTATTAAACAAATGTTGGGATATAAAGGAATTGAAAATAAACTACTATTAGCAATGGATAGTTTATACTATAAAGATTCTCCGTTTGATGAAACTTTAACAAACCCATTGTCTGTAAGATTCGTTGATAACATTTATAATAATTTATCGGATTCAGAATCATTGGATAGTTGGAAAGAAAGAAAATATGTATATCCCGATGATTATTATCTATATAAAAAAGAAAATTTTAAGGATGCACACCCAACACAAAAAATGCATTACGAATTTATGATAGATAAATTTCCACAATTCGATACAGAAAAATCAAAAGAAACTTTTGAATTTTTAGAATCAATAGTAGATTTATCTGCTTGGCACAATCAGCAACAATCATATCAATTAAAATTCAATCAACAAAAAAATAAAGCATTCGGTGCTCCATTATTTTAATATGAAAAAATACAATTTAAATTTTGTTTTTGATTACGTTTTTCCTAGTTTCGTTTTACCAAATGCAACTATGCCAGAAATTGGTATTATGAATTATTTGGTATCAATGCACACTAATAAAGCGCAAAACGCTACAGTATTTGAACAACAATTGGGTATAGGAGATGTGTTTGGAAATAATTTTAACGGAATGCCAAATTCTGGCACAGGCTACTTTTATCAAGCACAAGTTTATAAACCAATATTAGATTATTTAGAAAAACCATTATATGGTAATAATAATGATGGTAAAAATTTATTTATATATCCAATCAAACCAAATCCTGTATTGAGTGATTTTATAGGAATAAATCAGACAATTCGTAGTAGAATGAATGGTGAGTATTTTTGGAAATACATATCCGAACAAGCTATGGAACGTATTTTAATGAAAAATGGAATCATATTCATAGATTATTCTATGGAGCCATATATTGATAAATACTTACATGAAGATTTTCACGAAAGTTTAAGATTGAGCGGTATTCCAAAAGAATCCATAATTTTATGTGTTAATAGTTTTAATGCAAAAGAATGCTATGAAAATTATTTTGAAGAAAATCAAAGAAGATATTCTGTTAGAAATTTACCATTTTGTTTAGACCATAGTTCGTGGTACTATCAACAAGAATTGAATAGTAATAGTGGTATATGCATGAATGAAAATGATTTTTTAAATACAAAAAATACTATTAGAAAAAATCATTTTTTAATGAAAATAAGAAATGGTAGAGAGCATAGAATTGCGTTCTTATATAAAATGGTAAGCGCTGGGTTATTGGAATATGGTGATTTTTCTTTCTTAGCAGTAAATGGAAATCAATATTCTCCAGATACTGTACAGCATTTAATTCACAGATATGATTTAAAAAATATGCATTTGGGTAATATAAAAAAATTACACGAAACTGCACCGCATATACTACAAAGCGAAAGAGGTATTACATATGGGCATATCAATGCTTGGACGGATAAACATTATGAACCACATATTAATTCCTACTTTGAAATATGTTTTGAAACATTTGTACATGGTGAGCATAAATCATTAACTGAAAAAGTTTTTAAACCAATAATAAATTTTCAACCTTTCTTTTTTGTAGCATATCCTGGTGGATTAGAGCTTTTAAAAAATTTAGGTTTTAAAACTTTTGATGGATTTATAGATGAAAGTTATGATAAAATAGAAAATGTAAATGAAAGATTGGAAGCCATATTTTTGGAAGTAAAGAGATTGTGTGAAATGAGTAAAGAAGAAATACATGAATGGTATTGGAAAATGGAAGATATATTAATTCATAATCATACAACTTTATTAAATCATCATAAAAATAAATTATTTGGAGAAGATTTAATAAAAGAATTTTATGATAGAACTAAAATAATGTGAAATAAATATGATAATGCTAAAAGACTACGAATTAATACTATCAGATAAAGTATTTGTTAATAAAAATTATATAAACAAAGAACTACTTACCATAGCTAGTGATACAAAAGATGATGGTTCTATTTTATATAAAATGAATGAGCATGGTTATCGTTCAAATTCGTTTAAAAATAAATCGGAGTATAATATATTGACATTGGGTTGTTCTTGGACAATGGGAGTTGGCGTTAGAAATGAAGCAATATGGCCAAATTTAATTGCTGAAAACATTCAAAATAAATTAGAAAAAAAAGTATCCGTATTCAATTACGGAACATATGGTATCTCTACATCATTTACAGCAAAAAATTTTTACAAAATAGTAGCATCCGAAATAAAACCAGATTTGGTTTTAATAATGTGGCCTGGATTTAGCAGAAGAGATTATTTGAAAGATAATGGTGTATTTAAAAAAGTAGGCGGATTTCGTTTGGCACATGAAAGAGATGTAATTTGGAAAAATGATGATGAAGATAAGCTATTTGTAGAATTAAGAAACGACTATCAGGATTTAATGGAATTTTGGGAAGCTTATAAGTTTGTAGAAACAACAGCAAAGTTACATAATATAAAAGTTATACATACAATAGCTGGATACTATTATGAAATATTTAATGATTTAAAAAATCATTTAAAAGATACAATAGATTACGATAGATTTTTTGAGCCTACGAATTGTTATGAATCAGATATGGCAGCTAGAGATAATCATCACCCTGGCGAAAAATGGCATTTGGAATTTTCAAAAAAATTATTTACCTTTGTAAATAGTAAATTATAAAAAGTATATATGAAAACAGTTACAAAACCTTGGGGAAAGGAAGAGTGGTTAGAACTCAACGAAAAATATTGTTATAAACGTATATACATCAATGCGGGTTACAAAACATCGTATCAATATCATAATTTTAAAAGAGAAACGAATTACATCATTTCAGGTGAAGCAGAAATATGGCTTGAAAATGATGAAGGTTTGGTTGAAAAGAAAATTATGAAAGCAGGAGATTACTTTAATGTAACTCCACCCAAAAAGCATAGAGTAATAGCGCTAACCGATATCATTTTACAAGAAGTATCTACACCCGAAGTTGATGATGTAATCAGAATCAATGATGAGTTTGCAAGAGGTGATGGCAAAATAGAAGGTGAACACCAAACACCCGCCGTATTAATATTAGCAGCTGGATTGGGCACTCGATTAGAATCTCTTACAAAAGAGACAAACAAAGCACTTCTACCAATTAATAATCGTGCAATTATTTCTCACATAATTGATAAATTTCCAAAAGATTACGAATTTGTGGTTGCAATTGGATATAAAGGTGAATTGGTTAAAGAATATTGTAAATTAGTATTTCCTAATCATAAATTTACATTTGTAGAAGTAGATAGAATAGACGGAAACGGCTCAGGACCAGGATATTCGGCGTTAAAATGTAAAGAATATTTACAAAGACCTTTTTACATTACAACGTGCGATTGTTTAATTGATTCTCCAATGCCACATTTAGATGGTAACTGGTTGGGGGTTCAACCAACATCGTATCCTGAAAAATATTCTACTGTATTAACATCCGGAGATAACATAATAGATTATTCAAATAAAAGTAAAAATGGTTATGATTTAGCTTTTATTGGGTTGGCTGGAATATGGGATTATAATATATTTTGGGAAAAATTAGAAAAATCAATGGTTAATGGAGAATTAGTATCGGCATTTGAAGCACCATTAGAATATCCTACATTTAAAATTAAAAAATTAAAATGGCTTGATACTGGTAATTTAGATGATTTAGCTAAAACAAAACAATATTTTAATGATAAGCCATTATCTTTACAAAAAGATAATAACGAAATAACTTATAGAGAAGGTAACTTATTTATAAAATTCACACCAGAAAAATCTATATTAGAAAATAGAATAGAACGTGCAAAAATTTTAAATGAATTTATACCATCTAATTTTAATAGTATATCTAACTTTATTTACTATAATTGGGAAGAAGGCAATACGCTATATGAAATAGATGATTTGGATTTATTCAGAAAATTTTTAAATAATTTTGAAAAAAATTTAGTAGAAATTTCTACCAATTCGAATGAGCACACATTTGAATTTTATAAGCAAAAAACATTAAAAAGATTTTATAAATTTGTAAAAAAGAATGGGGAAAAATATTATCAATATTCATATAATATAAATGGTAAAGAATATCCATCTTTAGACTCATTCTTTTTATCAATAGATTATGATAAATTTAATGCTAATCCATTTTATAAATTGTTCCACGGTGATTTACAATTCGATAACATCATTTATAATTCGGATGCAAATAAATTCACATATATTGATTGGAGAGAATCATTTGGAGGATATACGCCAGCCGGTGATATTTACTACGATTTAGCTAAATTATATGGTGGATGTATAATTCCATATAATAAAATGAAAAACGAAGATAATATAATTTATATAGAGGGCGAATATTCTATAAAATATTCATATGATATTTCTAAAAATTTAGAAATATTTAAAGAGGAATTCGAAAATTGGGCAGAACATATGGGGTTTGATTTAAATAAAATCAAACTAATAACAGGTTTAATATTCTTAAACATGTCTCCACTACATGATGAAAAGTTTTCAAAAATGTTATGGTTTAAATCAATAGAAATGTTATATGCAGCAACAAATAAATAAAGATACAAAAATATATGGTTCATTTTCAGAAACTCCTGGAAATAATGGCTGTATATTTTTTAATAATGCGTTTGAAAAATATAACATAAATGCAATATATAAATCATTTTATTCTAATGATATAAAAAAAACTATTGAAGCAGTTAAACATTTGGAGTTTAGTGGGTTTGCATTAAGTATGCCACATAAAATAAGTGTAATACCACATTTAAATCATTTAGATGAAATTTCACATAAAATAGGAGCAGTAAATACTGTTATTAATACTAATGGTGAATTAACAGGATACAATACTGATTTTTTTGGTATTATTGATTTTTTTTCCTACATTAATATTGATAAAAATATAAACATAATTGGTAATGGTGGATTTAGTAAAGCAATTCAATATGCTTGTAGAAAACTAAACATAGAATATAAAATATTTGAAAGAAAAGATATCGATACGATTCCATCCATACTAAATGAAACATTTATAAATGCAACGCCAATAGAAATAAAATCAATTTATAGTAGAATAATAGATTTGAGACCTAATACTTTTTATGGTAAAATGGTGGCAGAGAATCAAGCAAAACATCAATTTAAATTATATACAGGAATAGATTATGCAACTGCCTAGATATTATATATGCCCAATGTCTAAAAACATAGTTGATTCTGTTTTAGAATTGAACAATAATAATAAGTTTGGATTATTACCGACTCGTAGGCAAATAGATTGGGATGGCGGTTATGTAAATAATTGGAATACCAAAGAATTCTACGAATATATCAGAAGTAAAGATAAGAATATTATTTTACAAAGAGACCATTCAGGTCCAAATCAAGGAGTAATTTCTGATTTTGGATATGTTACATATACGCATGATGCAAACTATTTCGATATAATACATTTAGACCCTTGGAAGCGATTCTCTAATCATTTAGATGGTATAAACGAAACAATTCGTTCTATAAAGTATATACATTATTTAAATCCAAATGTTAAGTTTGAAGTATTAACGGAAGAAGCTATAAGAAAATTTAGTGATGAAGAACTGATTGATATTATGCGATATTTGTTAGACAATTTGACGAAAGAAGAATTTGATAGTATTGTTTATATGGTAGTTCAATCTGGTGTTGGATTGGATTTAGTAAATATGAAAAATACTGGTGTATTTAATTTAGAAAAATTAAAAAAGCAATCACTTCTATTTAAATCCTTTAATAAAGACACAAAAGAACATAATGGAGATTATTTAACTAAAGATGAAATAAACATTAGATTTAAAAATGGATTAACTTCTTTAAATATAGGCCCAGAGATAGTACAAATAGAAACATTGACATATTTAGAATATATGTCAGATACTCAAATAAATGAATTTTACAAAATTTGTTTAGATTCTAAAAAATGGGAAAGATGGGTGCCAACCGACTTTGATTTTTCGGATAAAAAGAAATTGATTGCAGTATGTGGGCATTATTGTTTTGGATTATATGATTTACCGAAAATAGACCACATAGTAAAAGAAAATATTAAAAATAAATTAAACCACTTACCATAATGAAAAAAATATTCGCTTTTGATTTAGATGATACGTTATGTTATAGACCTAAGGATGTAGAGCATATGGGTGGAGACAAATATCACTATTGTAAACCCATTCAAGAAATGATTGATATATCAAATTCTTTATATGAAAAAGGAAATACAATATATATCTATACAGCTAGAGGTATGAAAACATATGATGGAGATGTTAAAGTTATATATGAAAAATTGTATGACTTAACATTAAATCATTTAAAAGAGTGGGGTATAAAGCATCATGGATTATTTATGGGTAAACTACATTATGATTTACTTATAGACGATAAAGCTATGGATTTAGAAAGAGCAAAACGTGAATTAAAGAACATATGAAAATATTAATTACAGGCGGTGCCGGTTATTTAGGTTCAGTTATGGTTGAACGATTTCTACACGTAGGATATGAAGTTACAGTATTAGATAAACTATTATTCAATCAAACTTCTCTTTTGCAATATACATCATATCCCAAATTTAAATTTGTATATGGAGATGTTCGTAACGAATCACTATTAGAAGAATTATGTAAAGAAGCTGATGTGATTATACCATTAGCGGCAATAGTTGGATTTCCTGCTTGCGCAGCAGACCCTAAATTGGCAAAGGAAATTAACTTTGACCAAATTTTTAATATTGTAAAATTTGCAAAAGATAAAAAGATTTTATATCCAAATACAAATAGTGGATATGGTATTGGCGTTGGGCAAACCGAATGTACAGAAGAATCACCACTCACACCTATTTCAGTTTACGGACAAACTAAATGTGATGCTGAAAATTTTCTAAGGGCAAATACATCAGCAATTACATTTAGATTAGCAACTGTATTTGGAGTTTCACCCAGAATGAGAACCGATTTGTTAGTAAACGATTTTGTTTATAAAGCAATAACCGATAAATACATTGTAGTATTTGAGAAAACATTTAAAAGAAACTTTATTCATATCGAAGATGTGGCATCTGCATTTCTTTTTATGATAAATCACTATGATGAATATAAAGGTGAAGTATTTAATGTAGGATTAAGTTCTGCAAACCTTTCAAAGCAGGAACTATTAGAAAAGATACAATCTCATGTAAAGGATTTTGCGGTATCATATAACGATTTTTATGAGGACCCCGATAAAAGAGATTATATCGTATCAAACGCTAAAATAGAAGCGACTGGGTGGTTACCACAATGGGATTTAGATAGAGGTATTAAACAATTAATTCAAGGTTATCAAATGATTGTTCCTAAAATGGGAGCAGAGTTCAGAAATGGATTTCCTTTGGGTTACGCAAATAGAACATAATATGAGTTACAAAGACAAAAAATGGAATGATGTTGAGGTTTCTTTTTTGAAACCATTTGGTAAAGATGTACCAATATTTTCACCATCTGTTTATAGAGAATATAGAGGAGAAATATGGACAACATATCATTCTGAAGAACATCCCGTTCATAATTTTATGAGTGGTGATTTGAAAGTTCATGGTAGATTCTCAAAATCATACAAAGGTGTATTAAGAGGATTACATTGGGATAATAAAACTTGGAAATTGGTACAAGCACTTGTAGGAGATATATTTTTAGTTGTATTAGATATGAGAAAAGAATCACCAACTTATGGTGATTGGAATTCGTACTTAATTTCAGAAAAAAATAGAGACCAAATTTTAGTACCACCGGGATTTGCCAACGGACACTTTGCATTAACAGATTGTGTATTTCACTATAATCTTTTTTATGAAGGAGATTTTGTAGAAGAAAATGCGCAATGTGTAGTTAAGTGGAATGACCCAGAATTTCAAATTGAATGGCCAACAGATTCGCCAATATTACAAAAAAGAGACAGATGATTAAAAATTTAGAACAATATCCAATAGTAAGAGAAGTTGAGCATACAACCGAATCTCTTATTGATTTTGAAAAACTTATTGTAAATCATTGGGAAGCGGGTAAGATTAAAGGGCCCGTACACCTTTCCAATGGAAATGAGCAAGCTTTAATTGAAATATTTAAAAGAATAAAAACAAACGATTGGGTATTTAGTACCTGGCGTTCACATTATCATATATTATTAAAAGGAATTTGTCCTGTTTGGATTGAAGAAGAAATTTTAAAAGGAAAATCCATTACATTATGTAATATTGATGAAAAGTTTTATGCATCGGCAATAGTTGGAGCAACTCTATCAATAGCATTAGGAACTGCTTTATCTATTAAAAAAAGTGGTAGTGATGAAAAAGTTTGGGTTTTTGTTGGAGATATGAGTTTTGAAAGTGGTATATTTTATGAAGTTCACAAATATGCCAGAAACTTTGACTTACCCTTACACTTTGTTGTGGAAGATAACGATATTTCAACTTATACTCCAACCGAAGCAACTTGGAATAAAAAAAGAGAAATTCCATCCGATGTAATATATTACAAATACAAATCAAAATTCCCACACTATGGTAGTGGAAAATGGGTAGCGTTTTAATTATGGAAAAGATATTAATAACAGGTTGTAGTGGTTTAGTTGGAATACATCTAGTAAAAAAATGCTTAGAAAAAGGATACGATGTAATTGGAGCAGATATTAGATATTCATCAGAATTACCCATATCCGATAAGTTTACATTTTATGAATTGGATTTAACATTGGAAGAAAATATTAAAAATTTGTTTTTTTATGAATCTCCTGATGTAGTATTAAATGCTTTTGGTGTAAAAGGTTCTCCAATGAGAGCAAAAACACAGCCAGTAGATTTTTTATATCCATCGTTTAAAATAAATACAGAAATAATAAATCAATGTGCAAAGAATAATATTTGGTTAATATTTGTAAGTTCAGTTGGAGTATATGCACCGGCTGAAAAATTTGTAGAAGATAGTGTTTGGAAAACTTTACCATCTGAAGCAGATTGGTTTCCAGCTTGGAGTAAAAGAATGGGTGAATTATTGTTAGAATCATATAAAGTTCAAAAAGGATATGAAAAATGGGCAATAATCAGACCCGCAAATATATTTGGAGAATATGATGATTTTAGTGGTAAGGGAACTGTTATAGCATCTACCATTAAAAAAGTATATGAGGCAATAGATTCAATTGAAGCGTGGGGGGATGGTTCTCCGATTAGAGATTTTGTTTACGCAGGAGATGTAGCTGATGCAATTATTCAGTTATACGAACAAAAACAACATATAACCATAAATTTTGGGTGTGGTGAAGAAATTACTATTAAAGAAATTGTAGAAACTATAATAAAAATAAGTGGAAAATCTATTTCAATAAATTGGGATACTACTAAACCAAATGGTGATATAAGAAGGCAAATGGATATCACAAATCAAATTTATTATAATATTCTACCTAAAATGGGTATAAAAGAAGGAATTAAAAAAACATATGAATTTTATGAAAAAAACAGATAAAATATTAGTCACAGGAGCTAGTGGATTTATAGGTTCACGATTATTAAAAATGCTTTTAGATTTGGGATATACAAACGTTAGAGCAGTTACTTATAAAAGAAATTTAACAAACGATATACCAAACGATTTAAATCAATGTGAACACTATAAAGGTGATTTGACAGATGCCGAATTTTGTAAAATAGTAACAACGAATATAGATGTTATATTTCATTGTGCAGCAAACACTACAAACGCATTGGATACAAAAGTAAATCCACTATTGCATGTTACACAAAACGTAGAAATGAATGTAAATTTAATGGAGCAAGCTTGGAAAAATAAAGTCCGTAAATTTATGTATATTTCATCAAATACAGTATATCCAGATTTGGGAAAGAACTATTGTTATGAAGAAGAAAATTGTCAAACACCAAATATATACCCTGTTTACAAAGCAGTTGGTAATATGAAAAGATATGGTGAAACTCTTTGTGATTTCTTATCAAATCACATTCACAATCCAATGCAGTGTGTAATCATCAGACCTTCAAACGCATTTGGACCGAACGATAAATACGATTACGAAAAATGCCACGTTACTCCTGCAAACATTCGTAAAGTAGCAGATGGGTTGAATCCAATACCTGTTTGGGGTGATGGAAGTGAGATTAGAGATATTATCCACGTCGATGATATGGTTAGTGGATTCATATGTGTTGCTGAAAATGTAGATACATATGATATTTACAATGTATGTTATGGTACGGGATATAGTGTTAATGAGGTTTTAAATACTATTAAAGAAATTGAAAATAATAATAATCCAATCGATTATGTAAGTAATAAAGCACCTATGATTCCTGTTAGATTATTATCTAATGAAAAACTTCGTAAATTGGGATGGAAACCAAAATACGATTTAAAAAGTGGATTAGAAGATGCACTAAATTGGTATAAAGCAAACAAACATTTATTTAACCCAAATTCACAACCATAATGAGTCAACCAGAATATACTCCATATAAAGATGCATTGACATCTGCTATGAAAATTTTAGGAGAAAAAGATGATGTTATATTTATAGGACAACAAATAGTCTATGCCGGAAATCCTATGAGTACTACATTGGGTAATGTACCAAAAGAAAAGATGGTAGAATTGCCTGTAATGGAAGAAACTCAAATGGGTATGAGTTTAGGAATAGCAATGACCGGAAAAACTGTTGTTACATTCTATCCACGTTGGGATTTTATAATATGCGCAGCAAATCAGTTAATTAATCATATAGACAAATATGAATTAATGACTGGAAAAAAAGCAAATATATTAATAAGATTAGGTAAAGGCTCTGATAAACCATTAGACCCTGGCCACCAACATAAAGGAAACTATTTTGATGAATTTAAATCTTTATGTAAAAATATAGAATTTCACAATTTAACAAATTGGAATGATATAGAACCAATATATGAAAGGGCTTATAAAACAGGCGGAGTTCATTGCTTAGTAGAATACCCTGAATTGTATTACAAAAATTAATTTATTATGAAAAATTGGCCAGTAATTTCTTTCTTTGTAAAACTTTGGGAAGAGCACAAACGTAAAAAAAGATTTAAAAAAAAATTAGAAGAACTTAAAAAAAGAGACCCTTTTGTTTATAAAAGTTTCTAATCTTTTATAAAAAGATATTTATATACAAACAAAAAGGGATTGTGGATAAACCAGTAGTCAAAAAAACCATAGTTGTATATTCGGGCCGTTTTCAACCTTTTCACAAAGGACATTACGCTGCCTATCAAAAATTAGTGTCAAAATTTGGTGCTAATAACGTTTATATTGGCACATCCGATAAAACCGATAGTGGTAAATCTCCGTTTAATTTCAAAGAGAAAGTTGTTATAATGGGTAAAATGTTTGGTATTCCACCAAACAAAATTGTACAAGTATCAAACCCATACGCTCCAAAAGAAATACTTTCTAAATTCGATGGTAAAACTACTCAATATATTGCAGCTGTTGGACAAAAAGATGCGGATAGATTAGCAGGTAAATATTTTAAACCATACAAAGGTAAGGCTGGATATGGTTACGATGAGATTGGTTATACTTATATTATACCACCTGAACCAGAAGCAATTAGTGGAACTGATGTAAGAAATTGGTTAAGTTCGGATAATGCTGAAAAATTATTTTTGAAAGCATACCCAAAATTTGATAAAGAAATTTATAAAATGATAACTAAAAAATTAGTAAAAGAAGAATTCATAAAAGGTTATCCATCCAAAGAGGATGTTAAGAAGATACAAAAGAAAAATGATGATATTCGTTCAGTAGCAACTACGGATGATTCATATGTATATGACCCTATTGCAGAACAAATTGCAAAATTAGTATTTGAAGCAGATAATTTTATTGAAGAATACTTTTTAGAAGAAGAGCCTAATCCAAATATGGATAAGGAGCTTACATATACTGCAGCAGATGGTAAAAAGAAAAAAATTAGTGTAAGAAACGCATTAAGATTACCAAAAGACCACGAAGCACATATTCAGGCTAAAAAGTTAGTTGGCCCGGATGATGCGCCAGCAAACGAACCGAAGAAAAAAGCAGAAACACCGCCTCAACCAGGTCAGCCTGTTAAAAAAGGTGATACTGCTCAAGGTAAAGTAGATGCTAAACCAAAAGATGGTTCTGAAAAGAGTGGAGAAAAACAAGCTCCACCACCAGAACAAAAATTAAGTGGTGCTGAATTAAAATCAAATGCAGAAGATAGAGTAGCAAAAGAAAAAAAAGCTGAAGAACTGAAATCTGCATTAGATAATGAAATTAAATCTTTAGGTAAAGAAGAGCAGGAGTTTATCAATAATGGTGAGCATAAAAAGGGTTCTAAGTTTATGAACTCTTTAAAAGATGGTATAAAGAAAGTAGCAGATACTAAAGTTGTTAAAGCAATTGGACACGTTTTACAACATAAAGGCGAAATGCTAAAAGGTGCATATGATGCGCATAAAGCATTAGCAAGTGGGCAAAAGATTGGTTCTACTAAAAATAAAGAAACTGGTGAATGGGAATATTCTGATGAAAAAAGAAAAGAGCAAGTCCATCATATGAAGCATTTTTATAAAGATTTAGGTCTTTTAGTTGCTAGTGTTGCATTAGGAAGTGGTTTAGCTGCCGGAGCAAAAGCAATAGCAGGCGGAGCAGGATTAGGCGGAGCAGCATCTGCGGTAGGACATGGTGCTATTGGGGCATTTACTCACGGTGCCGGTGGATTTGCCGCACACTTAGGTAAAGATGCAATCAAACACGTTGCATTAGAATCGATGGGATTGGGTGGTACTCAAGCCGCAGTTGGTGGAGCAGGGTTGGCAGGAGTAACGATGGGATTATTAGAACTACGTTCATTAGTTAATGAAAACGAAGAATTCAATTCTGAAAAATATATTCAGAACGTAGTTAACAAAATGGCAGAGAAAATGGAAACATTTGAAATGTCAGATGAACAATTATTACAATCTATTAAATCATATAAGCAAGGTAAAGATTTTGGAGATTTAGTTAAAGAAGATGTAAATGTAGATGTTGATAAAGGTGATATTGTTTTAATGGGCAAGTTCAAAAACAAAAAAATACAAGTTAAAGATATTGGAACTGATGACCACGGAATGCCAACAATTAATGGTAAGCAAGCAACTACATTTAGAACTATAAATGAAATCAATAAAGGATTTTTTAAAGGTAAAATTAAAATAGGTGGACAGCCTGTTGAAGTAGAAGTTGAATTAATAGGTGCTGATAATAAGACTAGGGATTTTGTTACAAAAGTAATTGGAATTGATAAAAAGTATCAGCATAAATTACCATTAGGCTCTACATTACCAATACCCGCTAAAGTGTTTCGTTGGGGTGGTTGGGTAAGAATAAAAACACCATCTGCATTTAATGAAGTAGGACATGGCGATTGGCATTACAAAGCTATTATGAAAATGTGGGATAGAGCTGGTTCATTTGGTAGAAAAAAAATAGGAGCAGCCGTTTGTGCAGACCCAAATGCAAATAGAAGAGAAGTAGAAAGAAGTTTAAGAGATACAGATTATGAAGAAATAACTGATATGTCTGTTAAGTTGGGGTTATTAAAAGAAGAAGTTCCAGCTCCAGAGCAAAAAAAAAGTAAAGCTCAGACTATAGGTGAGTTTATTAAATTTGCAAAAGATAGGTTATCTTTAGACCAATTTCCATTTGGAATACGATTAGTAAAAGATAATGAATTTGCTACTTCATTCAAATCTTATGGAGGATATGACCCTAAGACCGATGAAATATTTGTTTATGTAAGTAATAGAAGTTTACCAGATATTCTTAGAACATTAGCACACGAATTAGTACACCTTAAACAAAGACAAGTTGGAACTATTGGTGGATATGAAGATGGTTCAACCGGTTCTGATGTTGAAAACGAAGCTAATGCAGCTGCTGGAATTTTATTAAGAGATTTTGGTAAAAGAAATGGACACATTTACGAATCTAAACAAATGATTAGTGAAGGTGGTGCATATGGGCATATGAATCATCCATTTGATATTTCAATGAATCTTACATTTGGTGATTTAAAAAAAATTGTTAATAATGCGTTAGATGGTAAATTGGGAGTAGTAAGAGAGAAAACCGATGGACAGGCATTAGCAATCAGTTGGAAAAATGGTAAGTTAATTGCAGCTCGTAATAAAGGACATTTGGCAAATGGTGGAGCAAGCGCTTTAGATATGAATGCGTTGGCATCTAAATTTGGCGGTAGAGGTGCATTGAGTGATGCATATAATTTCGCAATGAGAGATTTATATTCAGCAATTAGCGGATTGAGCGAAAAAGAAAGACAAAGCATATTCAAAGATGGTTCAGCATTTTGTAATTTAGAAGTAATCTATCCACAAAACGCAAACGTAATCCCATATGGACAAAATCTATTAATATTCCATAATGTGGTTGAATACGATGAGAAAGGAAATGCAATAGGTAGTGTAAAAGGTGCTGAAAGTAAATTAGCATCTATGATTAAACAAATCAATAAGCACGTACAAGACACTTACACAATTCAAGGACCTCCAATTACAAAGTTACCAAAGGATGAAAAGTTAAGTTCTCAAAAAGGTAAGTTTAATGGTATGTTATCCAAACTACAATCTGAATTCGGATTATCCGATAGAGATGGTGTAGCTGAATATCACTATGCTTGGTGGATGAATTTTGTAAACAAATCAAAAAAGAATTTAGCACAATTAGAAAAAGAAGGATTAGCAAGAAGATGGGCATTTGATAATAAATCATTTACAATTAAATCAATTGCAGATGAGGATGCCAGAAAGTGGGCAGATGGTGTTGATAAGGATGCAAAGGATAAAATTATGAAAGGAAACCTTCGTAAATTTGAAGATATCTTTTTAGGAGTTGGCGCAGAAGTTCTTTCATTTATGAGTTCAGTACTAACAGCTCAGCCTGATGCGGCTTTACAATCAATTAAAACATCATTAGAATCATCAATATCTGATATCAGAAGTGGTGGTAGTGAAGCTCAAATAAAAAGATTGGAAAAGGAATTGGCTAGATTAAACGCTATTGGTGGATTTGAAAAGTTAGTTCCAAACGAAGGATTAGTATTCTTTTACAAAGGAAATACCTATAAATTAACGGGCACATTCGCTCCGTTGAATCAAATTTTAGGAATTTTTAAGTTTGGAAGATAAATTATATATATATGTATATATAAATAAGTTATAAACAAATAATATTATGGCAAAGAGAAAAAGCTTTGAAGAAAAAAATAATTACATTCATCCAACCCGTAAAAAGATTATAGATACGGTATTTGGTAGAGATGATAATACACAAAAAGTACATGGTTACGAAGGTGAAGTAGAAACCAAAAGAAACGTTGGTGAAATTTGGACTGATAAAGAGGGTAAGAAATGGGAACAAAAGGAGGGATATAAAATATCAGTATCACAATTAGATGATGTTAGAGCATATTTAGAAAAGTTAAATACCTGCTCAGCAGAAGATTGTAATACTATACAATATGGACACGCTGATAAAAAGTTAATCCGTAAAACAGGATATTGTTCAAATTGTTTGGCAAAAATGGAAACAAAATTAAAAATAGATGGAACGTTTCCTTTTTATGCAGATTATAAAATAACAAGAAATCAAATAGCGTATGTTAGAGATTTGAAGATGAGATTTGAAGATGCGTTAGCCGGACTTTCTAAAACATTGGAATTCGTAAATGAAGATGGTAGAATCGAAAAATGGAATTACGATGTTGATATGGATAAAGTAAAAGAAGATTTACAAAAAGATATTGATGGTGCTACCGAAGCAATTGAAGCTCTATTGGAGAGGAAAGCAGCATTAGAAGATAAGTTATGTGAATTAAATCATTCAGAGCTTATAAAAAAATAGAATTATGAAAAAATTATTGAATTTTAAAAACATTGCTATTGTAGCATTAGTAATTTGGATTTTATTACAATGGTTTAACCCAGGTGGGGTAATGCCAGGTGGAAGAACTATCAGAATTGATGGTAAAAAATATGAAGTTATAAAACATACAATTGATACTATTGAAGTAGAGAAAGTAAAAGTGGTAACTAAAAAGGGTAAAGATATTGTACATGAAGTAATTGATGTAGATACTTTAGTACTTAAAGAAATGGTAAATGTAGATAGTGCAGCAATACTTAAAGATTACTTAGCTAAGATTGTTTATAAAGATACATTAGTATTGGATGGTGGTTTAGGAACTATCGCTCTTACCGATACTATCACAAAGAATAGAATCTTAGGTAGAACTTGGGATGCTAAAGTTAAAGAAAGAGTTATTAAAGAAGAACTTATTGTTAAAGAGCCAGCTAAAATGCAAGTTTATTATGGATTAAATGGTGGATTTAATAAAGCAGATGTAGTTTCTTCGGTTGGAGCAGGTGTAATGTTAAAAACTAAAAAAGATAAAATATATCAATTTACTTTAGGTGTAAACAATAGAGTAGTTGATGGTACTACCGGCGGATTTTCACCATACGTTGGATTTGGTACTTATTGGAAAATCAAAGTTAAAAAATAATGAGTGTTCAAGGGCAACCTAAAAAGACTCTAAAAGAAATCATCGCCGATGAGTATAAGAAGTGTGCTTTAGACCCAATATACTTTATGAAAAAGTATTGTGTGATTCAGCACCCAACGAGAGGAAAAATACCTTTTCATTTATACCCATTTCAGGAAAATTGTTTAGATGATTTTAAAGATAATAGATTTAACATCATTCTTAAATCCCGCCAATTAGGTTTATCAACTTTATCGGCGGGCTTTATTCTTTGGAAGATGTTATTCAACCAAGACTTCAATGCGTTGGTTATTGCAACTAAAGTGACTGTTGCAAAAAACTTAGTAGAGAAGGTTAGGGTTATGCACGATTTACTGCCTGTATGGTTAAGAGATGGTGGTAATTCATCCGTTGAAGATAACAAACTATCGCTTAAATTAAAGAACGGCTCACAAGTAAAAGCAATCGCATCTTCTCCAGATGCCGGACGTTCTGAAGCCCTATCACTATTAGTTGTGGATGAGGCGGCATTCATTAGAGATATTGATGAAATTTGGTTATCAGCACAATCTACCTTATCAACAGGTGGTTCGGCAATCGTATTATCTACTCCTAATGGTGTGGGTAACTGGTTCCATAAAATGTGGGTAGAAGGTGAAAGTGGTGCAAATGGGTTCAATTGTATCAATTTACATTGGACTGTACACCCTGAAAGAAACCAAGCGTGGAGAGATGAGCAAACTCGTATCTTAGGAGTTAAAGGAGCAGCACAAGAATGTGATTGTGACTTTATTGGTTCGGGTGATACTGTAATCGACCCGGCATTACTAACGTGGTATAAAGATACATACGTTATGGAGCCCGTAGAAAAGAGAGGATTCGATGGAAATCTTTGGATATGGGAACATCCTAATTACAATAGACAATATATGATATCCGCCGACGTGGCGAGAGGAGATGGAAGTGACTATTCTACTGCTCAAATCATTGATATAGAAGATTCATCGCAAGTTGGTGAATATAGAGGTAAGATTGACACAAAAGATTTTGGAAACTTTTTAACCGCATTAGCAACTGAATATAATAACGCATTGTTAGTAGTGGAGAACTCAAACGTAGGTTGGGCTTGTATTCAGCAAATTATAGATAGAGGATATCCGAATCTATTCTATATGAGTAACGATTTACAATATGTAGATGTTGAAAAACAAATGTCTAACAAATATTATAGACAGGAAAGGGGAATGGTTGCAGGATTTTCTACAACATCTAAAACCCGTCCTTTGATTATATCAGCATTGGATACCTATATGACTGATAAGGATATTTTGATTCGTTCTAATAGATTGATAGATGAATTGTTTACATTTATTTGGAATGGTGGTAGAGCGGAAGCAATGAAAGGATATAATGATGACTTGGTAATGGCGTTAGGAATTGGATTATGGGTTAGAAATACCGCACTTCGTTTAAGACAAGAAGGTATTGATTTGACAAGAAATATGTTGAATGCAACCACAATACAAAACAGTACAGGGGTATATACTTCTAACTGGCAGCAGAAAAATCCATATGAAATGGAGTTGGGTAGAGGAGAGAAAGAAAATCTAACTTGGTTACTTCGTTAATTTTTATATATTTATATGTTGAAACTATCATAGATGAAGGAAGATTTAAATAAGTGGTTTAAAGAAAAGTGGGTAAACATCGGCAAAAAGGTTGATGGTAAACACCCACCATGTGGAACTTCCGGAGAAAAGAGTGGATATGCAAAATGTGTACCGGCTGCAAAAGCTGCCGGAATGAGTAAAAAGGAGAAAGAATCTGCAACTCGTAGAAAAAGAGCTGCACAAAATGCAGCAGGTAGAGGTGGTAGTAATAGTAAAGGACAAGGTAAAACACCAATATATGTTTCTACCAAACCTAAAAACGAAGATTGGAGTGAAAAATATAAAAGGAGTATAGATTGTAATAACCCAAAAGGTTTCAGCCAAAGAGCACATTGCCAAGGCAAGAAAAAAAATGAAACTATGAATATAGAAGAAAAACTAAATCTTTTTTTAGAAAAGAATTGTCCAACTGATGCAGGAAAATGGGCAGCATCAAAAGCAGCAGCAAAAAGAAAATTCGATGTTTATCCATCAGCTTATGCAAATGGTTGGGCTGCAAAAAACTATAAATCAAAAGGTGGTGGTTGGAAAACTTGTAATGAAAGTTTAGGAGAATTAAACGCATTACATGAATGTTGGGATGGATATAAAGCAGTTGGTGGAAAAATGAAAAATGGTAAAATGGTCCCTAATTGTGTACCTGTAAAAGAAAATAATGAAGATATGAAATTAAAAAGTTTAATGCCCGTAAATGCAAAAAATGTAAACGAGCAAATAGATGAAGTAGAGGAATATGATGTAGAAAACGAACAAGATATGAAAGAGTTCGTTCAGTTTATGAAAGAATATACACAATATTTAGCTGAAGCAAATTGTAATTGTGTATATGAAGCTGAATATCAGGGTAGAAAAGTTCAATTGGGTAAACCAATGCAAGGAGATGTTAAGAAGTTCAAAGTTTATGTAAAAAATGCAAGCGGTAACGTTGTTAAAGTAAACTTTGGTGACCCAAATATGAGAATTAAAAAATCAAATCCTGAAAGAAGAAAATCTTTTAGAGCCAGACATAATTGTGATAATCCAGGTCCAAGATGGAAGGCAAGATATTGGTCTTGTAGAAAGTGGTAATTTTTTGGAAATTCCAAAAATTTTCCATATATTTAACAATTACAATTATTTAAAAACAAAATGGCATCAGATAAATCATTTTTTGGTAGGTTACAAAAACTATTTTCAACTAATACCATAGTTCGTAAAACAGAAAAGGGTATTAAGGTAATAGACACAGACGAACATCAAAGTTTAACAACAAACTTAGTAGACAGGTACATGCGTATGAGAACCCCACAATTTAGTGGAGGTTTAATAGAATCGGCTATGGCTTATCAACAAGTTAGAATTGACTTGTTTAGAGATTACGATTCAATGGATATGGACCCGATTTTATCATCGGCATTAGATATATACGCTGATGAATGTACCGCAAAAAACGAACAAGGTAATATATTAAAAATACATCACCCAGATGATAATGTAAAGCAAATTTTAGAAAATTTGTTTTATGATATTATGAATATAGAATTTACATTATGGCCTTGGACTAGAAATTTAGTAAAGTATGGTGATTTATTTTTACAATTAGAAATGGCAGAAGGGTTGGGTATTGTTAACGTACAGCCAATGTCTGTTTATGAAACAAGTAGAGTTGAAGGGTTTGATATACAAAATCCTCAAAGAGTAAAATTCGTATATTCACCATTTATGAATCCAAATAGTGGTTATTCTCCAGCTAACGCAGGAAATAAAAAAGAATACGAAAACTATGAAGTAGCTCACTTCCGTTTAAATTCAGATGCAAACTTCTTACCTTACGGAAAATCTATGATTGAAGGTGGTAGAAGGGTTTGGAAGCAGCTATCTCTTATGGAAGATGCTATGTTAATTCATAGAGTAATGAGAGCTCCTGAAAAGAGGATTTTCAAAGTAGATGTTGGTAATATCCCACCAAACGAAGTGGATAACTATATGCAAAAGATTATCAATGCATCTAAAAAAGTTCCTTTTGTTGATGAAAAAACAGGTGAGTATAATTTAAAATATAATATGCAGAACCTTATCGAAGATTACTATATGCCAGTTCGTGGTAGTGATAATGGTACATCTATCGATACATTGAAAGGATTAGAATATAATATGATTGATGATATCAATTACCTTAAAAATAAATTGATGTCATCTTTAAAGATTCCTAAAGCGTTTTTAGGATACGAAGAAGATATTAATGGTAAAGCAACGTTAGCAGCGCAAGATATTAGATTTGCAAAAACAATCGAAAGAATTCAAAGAGTACTTATTTCAGAATTAACAAAAATCGCAATCGTTCACTTATATTCGCAAGGAATTGATGATGATAGTTTGACAGATTTTTCATTAGAACTAACTACTCCATCAAAAATATATGAGCAAGAGAAAGTTGAGTTATACACATCAAAAGTAGCATTGATTCAACAAATGCAACAAACAAAGATGTTCTCTAAAGAATGGATGTATCAGTCTATTATGGGAATGGCACAAGATGAACAAGATGAACAAACAGTTGCAGTATTAGAAGATACTAAACAAATGTTCAGATTAACATCTATTGAAACGCAGGGTGTTGACCCAGCAAAAGAAACAGGAACAGATGCTCCAACCGATGTGGAGGAAGAAATTCAGAGGATAAAAAATGAATTAGCAGAAGATGGAGTTGGTAGACCAAAAGACCCGGTTAGATATGGTAAAGATGACCATCCCGAAGGTAGAGACCCATTGGGAATTAAAACTCTTAAACAAAAAGAAGGTTCTGTCAAATATAAACCGAGAAAAACTTCTTATTTAGAAGTATTTAAGGATATGGATGGTAATAAAAAGACGATTTTGACAGAGAATTTGGATAAGGAGTAATAATCTAAAAGAAAAGTATATTTATATCAGAGAAATTATATAATTGATGAAAAATATTAAACATTCAAAGTTTAAAAACACAGGATTCATTTTTGAGTTGTTAGTAAGACAGATTACATCCGAAATCATGTCTGGCAAAACCAGTTCAAAAGCTGAGAAGATATTAAAAGAATTTTTTTCTTCTAAAAAAGAACTTTCAAAAGAATTAAAACTATATCAGTATTTGATTAATGAAAAATATAATTCAGAATCAAAGGCTGAAAAATTTGTAGAAACTGTGTGCGAAGCTCGTAAAAGATTGGATGAGCAAAAACTTACAAAAGAAAAATATAATCTTATAAAGCAGATAAAAGAAACTTATAATATTGATGAGTTTGTAAAATCTCCAATTTCAAATTATAAATCATTAGCATCAATTTATAAAATTTTTGAAGCATCTATTACCAAAGAATCATTTGAACCAAAAGATATTGTTAATTCTAAATTTACAATTGTTGAAAATATAATCAATTCTTCAATTGAAAATAAAGATAAGAAAGTAAATGATAGAGTTTTAGAAGAATATAGAAAGCAGGATGAAGAAGTTAGAATGCTATCATATAAAATGTTAGTTGAAAACTTCAACAAAAAATATAATAATTTATCAGAAGAACAAAAAAACTTACTCAAAGAATATATTAACAATATTAACAACACCGGAAAATTAAAGGAGTACGTTAATAATGAGGTTAATTCTTTATCAGAAGGATTAAAGCAAATTGGTTCTAAAGTTTCAGATAAGGTAACAAAGATTAAATTAGCAGAAACTATTTCTAACATTAAGAAAATTAAGACTGTTAAGAAATTAAAAGAATCACATTTATCGGCATTAATGATGTCTTATGAACTTTTAAAAGAACTAAAAAATGCCAGCAGTAAGTAAAGCACAACAAAGATTTATGGGTATGGTACACGCCGCACAAAAAGGTGATATGGAAAACCCATCTCCAGAAGTTGAAAAAGCAGCTGACTCAATGTCTGATAAAGATACAAAAGATTTCGCATCAACTTCTCATAAAGGCTTACCGGATAAAATCAAAGAAATTGTATTAGCAGAATTACGTTCAGTTAGAGCTATACAAACCGATTATGCAAAAGTAATCGATTCTATGGAGAAGCATTTGGATTTATACAAAAAATCAAAAGGAACACCAGAAGAAAAACAACACATTCAACAATTAAAAACTTTAACGGCACAAAAGAAGAAGCTAGCAGCAGAATTAGATGCTAAGGTTAGTGGTATGTATAAAGATGCTGAATTGAAAGTTGATGAAGCTACTACAACAGGCGATGTAGCTGGATATGGTACTCCATACGCATTTGGTAGAAAAGAAGATGAGGATAAAAAAGGTAAAAAGCAAGCAGCATTAACCGGATATAGTGTAGTAAAAGAAGGTTTATACTATGTAGGATATAACAAAGGTAGAGGGCAAGGTAAAGGAGTTTTTAAAGATTCTTATTCATCATACAAAGAAGCCAAAAAAGAAGTGGAGAAGCTTGAAAAACAAAGAGGGGGTTCGTATAATATGGTTGCCTACTATGTATCGGATAAAGATGGTAACTTTGTAATGAATGAAAATCGTTGGGTTGCATTAAAAAAAGAAGATGCACCAGCAACTACAAAAGTAAATAGAGGTATCTCAAATATAAACAAACAACTTGCAGAAATAGAAAAGTTTTTGGGGTGGTATGGTAAATTAAAATCAGAAAACGGAGTTTCTAATCAGTCTTTTTGGAAAAGAACAAATAGTAATATTTATAAGATAAAGGAAAGACTTATAAGATTAGAACAACAAATACGAAAAATATCAGAATAAAATGAAATTAACTCAATTAAAAGAACTTATCAAACAAGTTGTTAAAGAAGAAAGCGATTACCAAGAAATGTTCAAAGCAATGTTGGACAGAACTGGCAAATCAATCGCTTCTATGAGTGATACTGAAAAGAAAGCATTCTTCAACGCTGTGGATAAAGCTGCAACAGCAAAATCGGAGGGTAGATTGAAAGGATATGGTGATTCGGTAAACGAATACGATAAACGTAACAATCCAAAGGCTGAGCAACCTATTATGGCTAAAATATATAAGCTTGTGGTAGCATCAAATGCTGGTAGAATAAGTGCCGATGAATTTTTAAAGCAGTTTGAACCATTACAAAAACAATTAAAAAGTTTAAAAGAAGCTGAATTAACCGATAAGCAAAAGCAAATTGATGTTGATAAAGATGGTGAAATTGAGGGAAGCGATTTAGCGAAACTAAGAGCCAAAAATGAAGGGGCTCAAAAAAAAAAGTAGTTAACGAAGGTGTAGTTGAAGGAATACTTTTAACTATATCTTTTGCTATTTTAGGAAAAGTAGTTTTTTATTTTTTTTATGAATTAATTAAAAAAGTAGGAAACTATATAAATGGTAACAACGAATACAAAAAAGCGGTTACCAAAATATTAGAATCTATATCGAATAACAAAGCAGTTATGAACGATATAGCTAAGTTATTAGATAGCAACGATGGAATAAACAACGGAGTTGCGGATAGAATAGTGAAAATGGGATATGTACAAACTCAAATAACAAAAATGAGTGATAGTACAAATGGAGAGTTGGATGAAAATGAATTAAAAAACCATCTAAAAACCGCCTTAGTAAAAGCGTGGGATGATAGGGGGTTAACTGATAAAGCAGTAGAAAAGGTAAAAAAAGATATAAAATAAATGAATAAAGGATTATTGATAGAAACTCATTTGTTTGAAGCTAAACTTGTTGAGCAGGATAATGGTACTTATTTAGTTAAAGGTATCCTACAAAGAGCAGGTGCTCCTAATCAAAACAATAGAAGATATCCAAAAGAAATCTTAGAAAGAGAGTGTCAAAAATATGAGCAACTTATCAAAGAAAGAAGAGCATTGGGTGAATTAGACCACCCAGATTCTCCCGTTATTAACCTTAAAAACGTTTCCCACAATATCAGAGAAATCGGATGGGATGGTGATGATGTTGTTGGTGTTGTAGAAATCCTTTCAACTCCATCAGGAAACATTCTTAGAGAATTGTTGAAGAATAATATCCGTTTAGGTATTAGTAGTAGAGGATTAGGTTCAGTAAAAGAATTAAACGATGGTACTTTAATGGTGCAAGAAGATTTTGAATTAGTGGGTTGGGATTTTGTTTCAAACCCATCAACTCACGGAGCATTTATGGCACCAATGAACGAATCAAAGCAATGGAAAAAAGTTGCAGAAGAATGTGGTAAATGGTGTAAATCACAAGATTTAATGAGAGAAATTATAATAGAATTAAACTAATAAAATGGCAAAGCTAGTAAATTTAATACCTGGTAAACAAATTAATCCAAAAGTAATAAAAGAAGATTTGGAGGATATGGATGTGGCAATCCCATCTAAAGTTGAAAGATTTTTAGATAGAGCATTAAATGTTATCAAATCATATAACTTAGGTAGAAGAAAAGAACAATTAGTAATAGCAAAATTAGTAGATGCTTTAGGTATGACTCCGCAAGAATTAGCACAAGCCGTTCAAAGATTGAAAAAATATAAAATTGTAAAGAGATAATTATGTTAAAGTTAAAAGACCTTTTGAATGAGGAAGAAGAATTTCAACAACTTCCTACCGAAATCAAAAAACACTTTTTGGAAATAATTTCTACATTTGGTCAATTCAGAGAGCAGATGAATAGAAAATCTGATATCAGAACTATTGCTGAAACTTTAGGTGGTATTGCAGATGCAGCACAGGAATATACTTTAAGAGAAGGTGGTGATTGGTTTGATAGAGTTACTATCAAGCGTAATATGAAGGAATTAAAAGCATTGCACGAAAAATTTCAAAAAGAATCATTAGAAGCAAAAGCACAAGAACAAAGATTAGAGGCTCTTTACGAAGATATGGGGCATGTATTGAATAGATACTTTGAAATTGCAGATGTTTCGGAAGAAGTTATGAGAAAGAGATTAGGGTTGAGAGAATCAAAAAATAAAAAATAGTGGAAGAATTAGCATCATTACTATTACAAAGTAGAACACAAGCGCATTCATTTCATTTGGGTGTTAGAGGTGTGGGAGCACATTCGGCACACGTTGCATTGGGTGAATATTATGATTCTATTGGTGGATTAATTGATGGATTAGTGGAAGTATATCAGGGAAAAGAAGGATTAATTCAATTATCTGGCATTGGAGTATTGGATAAAAATAATGATATTAAAAATATAATTAATTATTTTGAAAAACTTTGCACTATGGTTGCAAAATTAAGACAAAACCCAAAGTTACAAGATAGTTGGATTCAGAACGATATAGATACAGTTGTATCCCTATTATATAAAACAAAATATAAATTAGTAAACCACCAGTAATAAGTTATGTTGATTATTGATGTAAAAGATGGAAACATCGAAAAAGCATTAAAAGCTTACAAAAATAAAGTAAAAAGCGTAAAGCAAATAGAGCAACTTAGGGATAGAAAAGAGTTTGAAAAACCATCTGTAACTAAGAGAATTAATAAGCAAAAGGCAATAAGAAAAGAGAAATTACAAAATTTTTTTGATAAAAACAAATAATTTCTTTAGTTTTCTA